CTGCCGTCCGCGGTGTCCGTAAGTCTGGGCATTAAAATTGGAGGTTAAGGATCATGGCTGGAAGGGGTCCGGCGCCACAGTCGACACGGGTCAGACAAGACGACAACGCGCGGCGACAGGCTGAGTTAACAGAGCTCGAGGATACTGGCGAGCTTCATGGTCCGGCACTGCCAGAGGGAATGCTTCCGGACAATGATCCTTGGCACCCGCGGACAGTAGCTCTGTGGGACTCCCTCCGGCGATCCCCTCTGCTGGCTGATGAGCCTGATCTAGGCTGGGAATTTCTGCTCGATACCGCGTTGATGCATCACACCATGTGGACTAAAGGTCGCTGGGAATTTGCTTCAGAGGTCCGGCTTCGACTGGCCAAGTACGGTGCCACGCCGGAAGACCGCATGAGGCTCAAGCTCAAGATCAAAACTCCGGTCGATAAGCAGCCAGTCAAGCAGGCTCCGGCAGCCTCGGCAGACGGCAAGGTCTCCGACATCGCCAGTCGGAGAGCTCGCCTCCGCGGGGATTAGGTCTTGAGCTTCGGCGGCTAGATAGGTTTGGCCGTCGGTCCGGTGAAGTTGGACAGATCAACCCACCGCTCTCCGTGGGTTGGTCCCTTGACCCGGACTTGCCAGCGTCCAGGGCCTTCGCCGGTACCGGTGACGACTACTGTCTCAGAGGCCCATGGTGCGCCAGGATCCATCTTCCAACGTGAGCCCACCGCGGGTAGTTGCTTGGCTGTCATGTTCTGCACCTTAGCTATCGTTTGAGCTTCGGCGGCACCGCGTGGGCTAGGAAGTCCCAGATCGACACTCGCCGGGGGAACGGCGCCGGACCGTCCAGCACGACGGACATGGTCTCAGGATCGGTGTTGGCCACCCGGACCGCCACGCGGCCTAGTTGAGTGCCTAGGTCGTACTCCCACCACGTATCGATTGTGGGCAGGTCACTCATGGGCAGGTGTGGCGTCGGCGTGGAAGACATCTAGCGGCACCCATGTAATGCCGTCGCCAGCTTCGATGCACACCGCAGCTAGAGGCACGGCGTGCTCGATAACCCGCACCTTCTCTGTGCCTCTGGGTGCTCCCCAGTTCATCTCCCACATGCTGTGCAGCTCTGGCCAGTCAGTCATGGCCGGGATTTTGCCATTGCTGGTCAAGCCAGGCTCGGTCCTCTGGGGTAAGTGCCTCAAGTGCAGCTAGTTCTGATCGAAGATCTTGTAGCTGTGCTTCAACTTGTTTGATCTTTCGACCAAGTTGCCACTTGAGGATCACGATCCGTACACATAGCACGACTGGTATACCTACGCCCACCGCTATCTACACAGATACAAACCAGTTCACAGATGAATTGTACCTAAGGGGGTAATCGCTTTAATGATTACCCTCGGATCTGATGTCGAACAATTAACAGTAGTCATTCCGGTAGGCGCATCTTTCATCACGAAACTCACCGCGGCGACACCATGGCCGAACGGCACAATTATTGAGCTTCACTTGATGAATGATATAGCGGATGATCCGGTGATCTGGTCAGCCACCATATCAAGTACGGACGCTACGTTTAATATTCCACCGAGTCAAGTGCAGACAGTCACAGATGCACGTTTGTCTTTGGCGAGACTTATCTATAATCCCGGCGGTACCGGTGCGTTATTGTGGGCTCACGGCACAGTGAGGTATGTTTAATGCCCATAGTGCTAGCTCCTGACATTACAGTTGAAATAGATCCTCCGGATATCCCCGTAATAACTACGGTACTGCCTAGTCCATTAACGATCACCGTTGCACCACCAAGCGCGCCTGCAATAGGCGCGACGCCTCCCGCGGTCTCGTCGGTGACCGTGGTACCAGTTGTAGGACCGCCAGGTCCTAGAGGTCCGGCCGGGACTTCGACTAATGCGTCTTGTGTGTGGCCAGTACAAACGCCAGTGTATTTAGTGCAGGTCATCCATGAACTTGGATTTTATCCGGCAGGTGTTCTCGCGGTGGACACCCAAGGCAACCCAGTTGAATACGCAAAGTTGACTTACATCTCAGTAAACATTGCTGAGATTTCTTTTGATGTGCCTTTCTCAGGCACTATTTATCTGAGCTAGGGGTAATTATGCCGCGCCGGTTCGCAACCAGCATTGACTTAATGGGCCTGGCGCTGCTCAATGCTGCCCTCAATCCGGTATCGTCTGATCCTGCTGGCCTTGGCTCTGGCGATATCGGCCGGGTATGGGTCAACACGACAGTACCTACGGTTAAATACTGGAATGGTACGACTGCAATTGATTTGCTAGCTCGAGCCAACCAGACTGGTACTCAGCTGGCCAGTACGATCTCGAACTTCACCGCGGCTGTCCAGGCTATTCAATGGTCATCCATGGCGACGCCTACGGGCTCTGTCAACATGGGAAGTCAGAATTTCACTAACTTGGCCGCTGCTAGCGGTTCTGGCCAAGCTGTTGAATACGCACAATTTAATAACGCGATTGCTGCTGTGCAGTCCGGCATGGATTTCAAAGCACCGCCAGCCACGGTGGTTGTTACTACCAATATGTCGCTGAGCTCGCCCGGCTCAACCATTAACGGTCACACCATGACCGTCGGTGACACGGTGCTGCTTACCGGACAGACTACAGCCAGCCAGAACGGCATCTATACTTGGAATAGCTCGACAAGCTTGACGCGACGTTCAGATGCGAACACTAATACGTCGATCTATTCCGGCACCATGATTTCGGTTACAGGTGCTGATAACACTAATCCAGATACTGTCTGGATGCAAACCGCAGTTGGTACGGGTACTAATGGTGCTCTGGTTTTAGGTACAGACTCTCAGACTTGGATTAAACCTTTCAGTGCCATAACGTACACGGCGGGCAATGGTATTAACATTGCCGGTAGTACTATTTCTGCCAAGCAGGGTACTGGTACAGCCCAGTCGGCTAATGCGGCCGCCCAGGTCAATAATGGTATTCTGGTAGATGCTAATGGTATCTACATTGATCCGGCTACTGGCGTTAAGAAAGTCTACGGTACTATTCCGGCATCAACTACAGGTATTTACACTGTTTCTGGTGCTGTAGTGACGATTGCCCATGGTATGAACAATAAGTATGTTCAGGTGCGCGTCTTCGCGGGCTCTTCACCTCCTACCATTGGCGGGTCTACCCCATCAGCTGGTGAGGAAATCGAAGTGCAGATTATTCGCAGCGACACCAACAATGTACAACTGACTTTCCCCGCGGCGCCAGCAACTAATAACTACGACTTTTCGATTCAGGGTTAGCCTATGGCTAGGTATTTTGGCACACAAATCCAATTGCCAGCTGACCCTTCTGGCGCAATGCAGGCGGCAACGAAACACTATGTAGATACTCAAGTGGCTTCGGTTTCGTCAGGTGCACTTGTCGACGGCGGAACACCATCCACGTCTCCTACGGGAGTACTTAGAATAGACTTCGGCGCGGTGACCTAATGTCTTTTGGTGTCTTTCAGTTCCGACGAGGCACGGCAGCGCAATGGAATTCTGCGAATACTGTTCTTGCGGCTGGCGAACTAGGACTAGAAACAGACACCGCTAAATTCAAGATCGGTGACGGAACCACCGTGTGGAGCTCGCTTGCTTACGGTGGTCTTCAAGGGCCTCAGGGCATTCAGGGTCCTACCGGAGCCACAGGCCCGCAAGGCACCACCGGAGCAACAGGGCCTCAGGGCCCGACCGGCGCGACCGGTGCAGGGGTTGCTACTGGCGGCACCACGGGTCAAGCACTGACGAAAAACAGCAGTACCGACTATGACACGGGTTGGTCTTCTGTAGTTCTCAACGGGTCCACTGCGGGTGGTGCTCTTAACGGCACATATCCTAATCCTAATCTTGATGTCGTCCCTTGGCCACCTGTGGTACTGACCGATCAAGCCACTATCGTCACGGATGCTTCTCAGGGCAATCTTTTCCGATGCACTCTGACCGCTGATCGCACTTTGGGGACGCCGACCAATCCGACTGATGGTCAAAAAGTGATGTGGGAGCTGACCGCCAGTGGTGCCAACAGAACACCCACGTTATCCGGTGGTTTTGTTATGGGCACTTCTGGTGTGACTATCTCGGCTATTGCGTCAGGAACCACAGACTACATCGGGGCTATCTATAACGCCACGGCCGGAGTGTGGCGGGTCATTGCTTACGCGAAGGGGTACTAAGTGGCTCTGACTTTGGACCAAGGTGCGAAACTTCGCACGGACACATCATTCACAGACCGAATCCGTATGGCGATGATGCGGCAGGCCACCACGGTGGCGAATGAGGCGATCGGCGGGCAAACAACTACGAGATGGGCTAAACGCACCCAGCTAGCGAACCGGGTGATCACGTCTCCGGATTCGTGGTTGACGATGTTCGTGGCAATGGTCGCGTCGGATCCGGGTTTGTCGTTGACGTGGTACACCCCAGTCAGTATTTCGTCATCCACGAACGCGAACCCAAGTGTGATCACCACCGCCGCGGCGCACGGGTACTCCACGGGTGATGTGGTGGAGATCCTGGGCCATGCGGTGAACACGAACGCGAACGGCACGTGGACGATCACCGTGCTCACCACCACCACCTTTTCAATTCCACAACCCGCTAATGGTGTGGGCACCACTTCGGGGACTGTTCAGAAGATGGAAACCGACGTGAACTTGAACTTCACTATTCAGAATCAGTGGAATGCGATGGCAGGGGTGCTCAGTGGTGAATGACGAGACCCACCCATTCGTCCCGTTTAAAGTGCCAACTGGGCCTGATGATACCCCGCTGGTGCAATGGGACCGGGACAACTACAAGTGCACCGGGTGCGGGGGGCCGGTCCCGGATGGGGTGTGGCTCCACGAAACAGTTGAGGACGGCATGGTTGTTGGTTTGCTGGCCCGTGTGGGTGCGGACGGCCCGGTTGTGCACCAATGCGGCAAGGCTGGTGAGTAGTGGCTAATCAATACGTCATTGCCACCGGATCGGTCACCACGGTCGCCGCGACCGCGAAGACGTGTATCGAGCTACCGACCGGGGCGACTACCCCCATCATCATTACCGCACTGGAGGTGATGAGCGCGGCCACCGCAGCAGGGACGTTGATCGTTGAATGGGGAACTTACACGACAACAGGTACAGGAACTACTGTTACCCCCCAGAAATGGGGCCAGGATCAGTCGATTGCCGCGATCGTGGGCACGGTGAAGATTGCGGACACGGTCGAGCCCACGGGATTCGCGGTCGGTACCCTACCGAACTATGTGATTCCGTTACCCGGCATGTACAGTATTATTTACCCGTTCGGGCGGGAGTTCTATCAGCCGATTTCGGTTAACCGGGCATTGCGGGTGACATCATCATTAGCGTCTCCGGTTCGCATCAACTTGTATTTCGAGCACTGATCATGCGGGTTGTTAACAATTTCAACGGTGGCCCGGATGGGACCACGATCAGCACATCTAACTCGAACCAGTACGGTGATACTGCGTTTAATACGGTGAACAGTGCTAGTAACACATTGCAGTTCGCCAGCGTTGGTCTTAATGGCCTTGATCGGCCTACCGCGGAGTATGTTCTTCGGATGCAGACCGGGTCTTCCGCTTACACTCCCTACGTGATGTGGGGTAGCGCGACCTTAGGTACTCAGTCACAGATGTGGACTAGGTTTTATGCGTACTTCTCGACTGTGGCGTCGAACGCCAGCGATCTGTGTTTGATGTGGTTCTCGGCGAATGCTCTCAGCGACATTTCTAGCGTGTGGCTACGCACTTCGTCGTCACCGTACTATCTGTATGTTCAGGCGAGTACGTCCGCTGGGTCAACGAAAACATTGATGTCGACACCGTTGGCTGCGGGAGAATGGGTTCGGGTTGAGTTCACCAGCACGCCCAGCACGAACTTTACTGGGATCAACGACTTGTATCTGTATCAAGGTGACGATGTTGACACCGTGAACTACACAGACCATGCCGGGCAAACGGGACTCTACACCGGCAACACGTCTTATAACACGATCCAGCTTGGGCAAAGCAGCAATTTCGGTGGCGGACAAGCGAACACTCCAGCTGTTTACTTCTCGAATTGGGAAGTGAACAACACGGGTTGGCCTGGTCCGGCACCCTTCCGACAAGGACTCGGCGTGCCAATGAATAATCAACCTAACCCGATTGCTTATCACATGATATAGCAGGAGTATAGATTATGTCGACCATTAGCCGTGCATATCCACGCGCGACTAGATATAATCCGAGACAGCCTCAGTTTATCCAACCTAAGGTAACGACACCGCCCACTCCTGATCTGACAGGATTTCTTGCTTTCTTCCGGTGAGGTGACGACATGCCACGACGTGTCATTACCGCTAAAGAACACGATCGTGATCTGTCGTTAGGTTGGCTACTGCTTTCATGGATGGAGTATTTCTGTGTCCATGGGCCAGGGGATGTCCAAGGCGAGCCAGTCCGACATGGTGATGAAGTGTCAGGCTTCATTGTCGACTGCTACGCGTTGGACAACGACGGGCGACGACTGTATGACAGTGCATTCTTTAGTCGCCCTAAAGGGTGTGACAAATCCGGTCTTGGTGGCAGACTTGGACTCGTTGAGGCTTTTGCACCTTGCCGCTTTCTTTCCTGGGCTGAGGGTGGCGAAATCTATCGAGATCCATGGGGCTTAGGCTTCGAATACGAGTATCAGCCAGGCGAGCCTATGGGACGACTGGTCAAGGTACCTTACATCCGCTGCCTGGCCACCGAAGAAGGTCAGACCGGGCTTGTCTATGACACGATCTATTTCAACCTCACAGAGGGCCCGCTCGCGGAGGTTTCTGGCACCAATGCCGGTCTGACTCGCGTGCTCCTGCCTGGTGGTGGAGAGATCACCCCTAGCACCGCGAGCTCGGCATCGAAAGATGGTGGTAAGGAGACTTTCGTCGTCTTCGATGAGACGCACCTCTACAACTTGCCGGATCTCCGACGCATGTATACCACCGTTACCCGTAATCTTCGCAAGAGGAAGAAGATAGCGGGCACGTGGTACCTCGAGACGACCACGATGTTTGCCCCCGGTGAAGAATCCGTAGCCGAAGGTACTTATCGACTCTCTGAGGCAATCGAGGCAGGCAAGGCAAAAAGGGATCGGCTACTGGTTGATCACCGTTGGGGAGAATGCGAGAATCCGGAAAACGAGAGCGAGCTCCGCGCGGGGATTATCGAAGCCTATGGCGACGCTATGGCTTGGAACGATCTCAATGGTTTGGTAGACGAGTTCTACGACCCTCGCCAGCACATCATAGATTCTCGCCGGTATTTCCTCAACGCGGAAACCGAGCAATCCGACGCATGGATAGCAGCGAGAGAATGGGACCCATGCGCTAATCCTCTGGCTGTCTTGGCTGATGGCGATATGATTGCACTCGGTTTCGATGGCTCTATTAGTGAGGATGCCACGGCGTTGGTGGCCTGCCGTATTGATGATGGGCATCTAGAACTTTTAGCGTGTGAGGAAAAGCCTCTTGATGCTCGTAATACTTGGCAGGTCGATCAAGAAGCCATAGATGCGGTAGTTAAGCAGGCCTTCGACCGATTTAAGGTGGTAGCTTTCTTCGCGGATCCGCCACACTGGCAAGATTATGTTGATGCATGGACTGCTGAATTTGCTGACGGCCTTGAGGTCAAGTCAAGTCAGGTACACCCCATTGAGTGGTGGACTAACCGGCCGTCTGCCATGGTGGCTGCTCTTGAGCGGTTCCGTGAGGCAGTAGCTAGTAAGCGGCTTACCCATGACGGTACGACGATCTTTCGACGGCATGTGCTCAACGCCCGGCGCCGGGTTACCAGGTCGGGTATCACCATTGCCAAGGAGTATCCGGGCAGTCCGAAGAAGATTGACTGTGCCATGGCCGCGGTGCTGGCTTACGAGGCTCGTGCTGCCGCGGTTGCTGCCGGGGTCGTTCAGCGAGCGAAGAAACCAAGGTCTAAGCGATTGGTGCGGTTCTAGATGGCGCAGCACGCCCGTGCCGACATCACCCTCTATGACCGTCTTGTCAACTTGGAGCTAGACATGACAGCAGTGACTGAGGCCATTGACCAATTGGCACAACGGCTTGACGAACTTGAGGATCTGGTTGCACAACGCGACCAGTCGCACTGTGATGCGGTACAGGCACAGATCTCTCGACTTGACAATCTCGCTGCTCGGCTTCGTGATGAACCTGCCGGATCCAGTGACCGCCAAGCTCCGGAGTTGACTGCCAGCGGTCTACTGGACCCGACATCGGAAACAACTCCTCCGACACATTTTTAGTGCCTAGTCGTCCATGACAGCCAGCGAAACATAATGGCCAGCAGAACAGCTATAAAGCAGCTCATGCCACTAACCAGGTTATGCGTCGCAACCACGATGGCGAACAAGGTGCCGCACGTGCCGACGATGATCAGGCTAATGACCATCTCCTGCTTGCTCACCTGAGACAACGGAACAGTCTTGATCCGCCATCTTCGGCAACTCATTGAGATCATCCCTTTCGCTAGTTTCTTGTCTTGTATATCGGATCTAAGGTACAGGACGTTACATCTTGGAGGAGAGGCGATTATTCGTGCTTTATAATGCCTCTCAACCAGGACACCCGGAATGGTGGTTGCTCAGGCTGGGCAAGAAACTGGAGAGTGACCGGGCACGGTTTGAAACACTGGACTGCTACTGGCGCGGTGACGCTCCTCTGCCTTTCGGCAATCAAAAAATGAGGGAAGCCTACCGTCGATTCCAGCAACAGGCTAAGACCAATTTCATGAAATTGGTTGCCGAGTCAGTTATCGAACGTCTCAAGGTGACAGGTTTCCGTACCGGGTCTGATGGCAATGAGAATCTAGATAAGGATGCCTGGGGATGGTGGCAGGCAAACCACCTCGACTCAGACTCTGGTCTCGTGCACCGCGCGGCTGTTGTTATGAGTCGGGCTTATGTCATTGTCGGTGAAGACCCGAACCGGCCAGGACAGCCCAAAGTTACCGGCGAGGACCCGCGGCAGGTCATCCACGAATCAGCACCGGACGATCGGCGAAACATCGTGGCCGCGCTCAAGACCTGGTTTGACGATATCCAGAAGCGAAACATCGCGGTTGTTTATCTTCCTGACAAGGTCTATTACTACCGTAGCATTCAGTCATCGGATGATGCACAACCACAATTGTTCGGTGGTCCGGCCAAGTGGGAGATAGACACTGAGGACTTTGAGGATGGTTCGGCAGATAATCCTCTAGGCGTTGTACCTGTAGTGCCGTTCCTGAACTGTCCTGATCTGAGCGGTAACACGCTTGGAGAATTTGAGTCTGAGACACCTATTCAGGATCGGATCAACACCGAAGTACTTGACCGGCTGGTGATCTCCGCAATGCAGGCTTACCGGCAACGGTGGGCTACTGGTGTTGATCTGACAGACGAACAAGGCAATGCTGAAGGTTTCGATCCTGGTGCTGATCTGCTCTGGAATGTCAGTGACGAGCGAGCTAAATTCGGTGAGTTCAATCCGGCCGACATAGCTGGCGTACTCAAGGCTGTCGATACGGATGTTCAGCACCTCGCGGCCATTACTCGGACACCTCCGCATTATTTGCTTGGAGCCATGATTAATGCGAGCGGGGATGCGCTCGCTGCCGCGGAAACAGGTCTCACATCCAAGGTCATTGAACGAGCGATTGAGTTCGGTGAGTCCTGGGAGCTTGTTTATCAGTTGGCGGGCCGGGTCATGGGCAAGGAGATTCCGGACGATTGCGAAGTCGTTTGGCAGAACCCGCAGTTCCGGACCTTGACTGAGCTCGCGGCAGCTAACGTCCAGTTGATGCAGGCTCAGGTGCCATGGCGTACTCGTATGGAGCTTCTCGACTTCACTCCGGCACAGATCGACCGGATGCAGGCTGAACGAGCTTCTGACGCGCTACTGACTGCCGCTATGACTCCTCAACTGCCGACGCCTAACCAGGGCCCTCCTGGCGGTGCCGCCGCGGAGGCTTCGAGGACAGCTCGAGCTCAGTTGCCAGTCGGTAGTAGGAATGGTGCTACGGCATAAACAGAAAAGGAGCATGGCATGAGTGAGTCGGTAGAACAACCATGGCCAGATAGAAACATGCTGGATGCCGCTATGGGGATCATCTCTAATGTCAGCGGTGGTAATTGGTGGGGACAAAGTCAAGAGTGGCAAGATGCTGCCCGACAGTGGCTAGATTCCTATGCCAAGCTCGGCAAGTTAGAAGCAACTCGTGACAAGCCCACAGCCTCAGCCGTTCACTGATACACCCCATGACCAGAGCACGGCAGCAATCCTCAGCGCCTACCTCGCTACCTCCGCGGCGCTGAGGTCTCGTCTGCTGGCTTTGGTGGCAGCTGCCTATGCCGCGCAGGGCAACTATCGGGACGCTGCCGCCGATGCTTTCGTGGCCAGCGTGGTGCCAGCTGTGTTGGCCGCTCAGCAGACGATGGCACACCTCACAAGCGCTTATCTGGCCCATCTCATCTCCGCGGCAGGGGGAGGCACCACGGCGCCGGTAGCCATCCCACGGGAGGCAGTGAGCAATCTGCGGGGAGTCGATCCGGTGCAGGTCTACCGGCGACCTTACGAACAGATCTGGTACGACCTGAGCCAGGGCAAGTCGTTTGAGGATGCCGTGCAAGCCGGCGAACGACGCGCTCTCAGTCTGGCGGCTACCGATGTGCAACTAGCCAAAACGAGAGCCTCACAGATTGTGCTAGCAAATGATCGCAGGGTTGTTGGTTATCGTCGCGTTCTGGTTGGCACGCATTCTTGCGGCCTTTGTGTCGTCGCGTCGTCGGTGAGATATCATAAAAATGATCTACTTCCGCTCCATCCAATGTGCGATTGTGCGACGGCACCGATATTAGCTAGCAGAGACCCTGGTCGCACCATTAATTCTGCGATTCTCGCGGATGGGTCGACAGAGCAGGCTATCGGGTCTCAAGGCATGAAGTTCTTTAGCCATGATGATGTGATCGAGGTGGGAGATCTTCTCACCGAGGCACATGACGCCGTGCGAGACACTTTTGGCGAAGCTGCCGCGGATGCACATCAGATTGACTACCGAAAAATAGTCATGGTTCGTGAGCATGGTGAACTAGGACCAGTGCTGACAGTGTCACACCATAATTTTACCCAGTCACAGATTGAGTCCGGAGATCTCAAGGCCAAGGCCGGTACCTTCCATACAGTCAAGGGTCGGGAAGTGACAAATATTGGGGAGTGATGATGCAGCTAAGAATTTCGATTTTTGGGCGACAGGTGCTGCATATTACTACTGAGCCTGACCAAGACTCCTCACAAAGACCTACGCTCGAGGCTACCTCCGGCGGCCAGTTTGAGATTGGTTTTAGTAATACCAGAGACGCAGAGGTTATGAGCCAGAGGAGACATGGTGGGCAATTACAATGCCGAGCAACGCCGTAAATTGCTCAAGCAAGGCAAGGCTCTTCCTCCGGCCAAGGTTGGCGAGCCACCACGATTCCCCATTGATGATGCTTCCGACGTAAATAGTGCCGTGCATCTAGCTCGCACCGATGAAGAGCGTAGGCACACTTATAAGCAGGCTAAACGGTTAGGCGTTTTAGGTCGTATACCGTCTAGTTGGAAACCGGACGGCTCATTAAGGTAAAACTTCCCGCGATCCTGCGGGTATGCGTGTACGGCCACGCCTAAGAGCCGTAGGTATTTGAAATTGCCGCCGACATGGCGGCTTTTCTTATGCCTATTCCCGACATGGGAGGTAACACCATGGCTGATGACGACACCGGTACATCAACGGATACCGGCGCCGACGACGCAGGCCAACAGCAAGACGGCAAGTCTACTGATCAAAGTCAGCAGACCGATAGGACTGCGACCGGGACAGGTAGTGATGCCGATAATCAGCAAGACAGTAAGGGTGACGACTCCGACAAGGATAAGGAACCTGACTGGAAAGCTGAAGTAGCAAAGTGGAAGGCTCTTGCTCGCAAACATGAGGCTCGAGTCAAGGAACTTTCTCCCGCCGCGGTGAAGCTAAAAGAGATTGAGGACTCACAGAAGTCTGAGCTCGAAAAAGCACAGGAACGTGAAACCGCTCTGCAAGTCGAATTGCAGAAGTATCGCGTTGCTGAAGTTCGGCGCGCTGCCGCATCGGCGGCCGGTCTCGATCCGGAGTTAGCCGAGTTTATTACCGCGGTGGATGAGGAAGAAGCCAAGGCTCAGGCTGAGAAATTGGCCGAGCGATTCAAGACTTCCGCAGCCAATAGTAAATCAGCAGATTTTAAGCAGGGCACTCGCACTACGGCGCCAGTTGCCAGGTCCCGTGATGATCTCTTGCGGACTCTAGCAGGTTATGGCCCTCGGTAAGTAGCGAGCAGATAGACCCTGCTTTCCGAAGTAATAGAAAGGTAGGGCTATCATGCCCACTTATAATACTGGTATTTTCCGCCAGACTCCTCCGACGACTGATCCACTTGTTCCGGAGCCGTTGTCTGAGGACATTATTCAGCAGTTGCCGGAGGCATCTTCGGTTCTTCGCATGGCGCGTACTGTTCCAATGTCTACGCGCACTCAGCGGCTTCCTGTGCTGGATGTTCTGCCGCAGGCCTACTGGGTGTCTGGTGACAGTGGCCTCAAGCAGACGACTAGTCAGATTTGGAAGAACGTTACCTTGGTGGTCGAAGAGCTGGCCGCTTTGGTGCCGATTCCTGACGCTTACCTGGCTGACACCAACATTCCGTTGTGGGACGAGGTCCGGCCTCGACTGGTCGAGGCTATTGGTCGAGCTATTGATGCTGCCTGCTTGTTCGGTGTGAACAAGCCAAGCACCTGGCCTACGGCTATTGTTCCCGCTGCTATTGCCGCGGGTAACGTGATCACCGATATTAACCAGGATATTCCAAAGTCGGTTGCCCAGTTGGCTGAGCGTGTCGCGTTGGACGGTTACACCAACATCAATGGCTGGCTTATTCGTCCGGGCTTCAAGTGGCGTTTGCTTCAGGTTCGGTCTTCTGGTTCTGGCGAGCCTATTTACATGCCAGATCTTCAGAATGGCCGCGGTGGCAGCCTTTATGGTTACCCGCTGGAAGAGGTATCTAACGGTGCCTGGGATCCGACCGTGGCTGACCTTTTGCTGGGTGACTGGTCAATGGCCATCATCGGTACACGTCAAGATATCACGTTCAAAATGTTCGATCAGGGCGTGATCGTTAATGACAGTGGCCAGGTCATTTACAACGCTGCCCAACAGGACGGCCAGATCATGCGTGTGGTTATGCGTCTTGCTTTTGCGACCGCTAACCCGGTGACGAATCTTCAGGCCAACTCTGCCAGTCGGTATCCGTTCGGTGTGCTGGCTACTGGCTCGGCTTCAGCCAGCTAGTACGAGGGGGATGGGTTTCCGGGCTTGTTCGAGAAGTCTGTTCTCGTCAGAGCCGATCGTATCGCACAAGCCCGGAAACCTAGGAGCATAGATGCGTGTTCTTGCTTTACTTCACTTGTATCCACCGCGGCATAATGCCGGAGGGGACATCACCGCACACATTTTGTTGCGGGAGTTGGTACGTCATGGGCATCAGGTGGTCGTGCAACTCACGATGCCCCATCCTATGTACACGCTGGATCCGTACACTTACGAAGGCGTGAAAGTTTTTCCGTACATGGGTCAGGCAGACCCTCTGCGGTGGCTTGAGATGTCTGACAAGCCTGATATCATTGTCACCCATCTTATGTCATCTCTCCGCGCGGCAATACTGGGTGACATTCATAAGATTCCGGTGATTCACCTTGTTCACAATACACATGGAAAAACTAAGGCGGATCTTCGCTGGAAAACTGATCTGGCGGTTTACAATACAGAATGGATGAAAGTAGATGTTGAAAGTTGGTGGAGAGATTATCAAGGCACCGAACCTCCACCAAACATCGTGGTTCATCCGCCGGTATTTAGAACGGATTATCAGGTCACTCCTCCCACCGCTGGCAAGGGCTGCGTCACTCTCATCAATCTGTTTGAAGACAAAGGCGCCAGTCTTTTTTACCAACTCGCGGAGAAATTTCCGCGACTGAGGTTTCTTGGTGTGACTGGTGCTTACGGTAAACAAGATATTCGGCACGGCTTGCCCAATGTGGAGATCATACCTCATGTCGGACCAGCCGATATTAAAAATCTTGTCTACGCGAGAACACGAGTCCTCCTCATGCCCAGTGTGTACGAGTCGTACGGGCGTTGTGGGGTCGAGGCAGCGTGTTCCCGAATCCCTACCATCTACCACCCAACGCCAGGCCTTCTCGAGGCCCTAGGTGATGGTGGTATTGCCTGTGACCGTGATGACTTGAATGCCTGGGTAGCCACGTTGGCAGGTCTGACCACGTCGTCAGGGTGGCTGACCGCGTCTCAACGGGCCAAGGCGATAGCCGACCGGCTCACGCCGGAGGCCGACCTAGAGCGCTGGGTACAGGCCGCAGAGCAGACAGCTAGGGTGCCCGTTTCAATAGGATAAGGAGGTATAGTAATTATGTCCTTGCCTCCTCTCGCAACAATCAATGATGTCACCTCGCGGCTGCCCAGTGGTGTATCTATTGACGAGAATCGTGCAATCTCGCTGATACGTGATGCGTCGGCAACCGTTCGACGTTACACAAAGCAAGATTTCACTATCGGTACGACCATCGCGAATATCCGGCCAATCGGGTATAGGCTTAGATTGCCGCAACGACCGGTGCTTGATGTAATCAGTATTGAGATTAAATTGCCAGGTTCCCAGCCAGGCACGTACACCTCCATACCATCTTGGTACTGGGACGGGTCCGATGAAGTCTGGCTAGTCGACGGTAGCGCAGTGGTCAATCTTGCTGAGGAAATCATCTCCGCGGTGGAGTACATGACGCCTGTGTGTCGGGTTACCTGGCAACACGGTTACACCGAAGTTCCTGATGACATTGTTGGCGTTGTTTGTTCGATGGTGAATCGTCTTATCACGGCGCCGGGGCTTGGCGGAGTGATTTCAGAAACGGTAGGCGAGTTTAGCTACCGATTGTCTGACGCGGCTGCTCAGGGTCCTATGACTTTGACGCAGTCGGAAAAAGACATTCTGAATGACTACCGGCCTAAAGGTGGTAGGACTGTCGAGTTGAGAGGGTAAGTGCAATGTACTTCCCCTTCGGTATGACAGTTACGGTCAACCATCGACAGATCGATCGTAACGGCGATTATCAGATTACTGACTCTTATCAGTTGCCAGGATGCGTTATTAGCTATGCTGGTCGTGCCGGATCAGCTCGGGGCAGCGAGCAAGAATCGTTTGAGCGGGACACAATTCGTGCATCAACCGTTCTTTTCGCACCTACCGGCGCGGACATTCGCGTTAATGACACGATTACGCTTGATGACAATACTACATGGCACGTCTGGGGATTGCCTACTGATTTTCGAAGTCCTTTTACCGGCTGGGCACCTGGCAAGGTAGCTGCACTTCGACTCTATGAAGGCTGATCCATGGTGGGGCGGTCCCGATGGAGAGACAGCAGTTATCGCCTCCTATGCTCCGGGCGGTATCTGTGTACGTGGGTTCGATTCCCACCCCCACCTCTTTGAGAGGTGTACTCAATGACATGGACACGCGTAGATATCAGTTATAGCGGATTGCATAGGTATCTGTGGGAATCCGCTGAGCTTGGCGCCGCGCTGCTGGCTCATGCCGAGAAAGGCGTAGCCTTCGCCAAGGCTATCGCTCCTGAGGGGCCAGCTCGAGATCCCCACCGTGGGGAGTTCAAAGAGTCGATTCGAGCTCGAGTTGGTAAAGGTCCTCGAGGCGGTATGGCAGCCATTATCGAGGCATCTCCTCCCTGGGTGGAGTTCGGACGCAAACACCGTGAACCGTACCGAGGTGCCCATGTGCTGGCGCGCACTGCCCAGTACCTGAACGCTCCCAAACGTCGTGCATAGGAGGTCATATGGGTCAAGACCTACCCTCCTTCGCGGATGCCGAAGAAGTGGCCTACTCCCTGCTCAAAGATACGGGTGTCATTCTTAAAGGCACTCCGGCCAATTTCAATCCTCCGGTCTACATCATTCGACGTATTGGCGGGCATAGTGATTACGTGACTGATTTTGCACACATTCAAGTAACGGCCATTGGCGATAAACGACCACAGTCAGTCACGATGCAGTTAGATGCTCAACGGGTCATCGAAAATTCATTTGCAACTGAAGTAACGCTTGAAGATAACTCCGTGGTGCTCATCGACGGCACGACGGTTCTCTCCGCAGGATATATCCAGCCGTACGAAAACATTGACATGCGTGAAGTAGTCGGTATCTACGAATTACGCATGAGACGGCCGATAGTCCCTGCTCATTAGTTCCCGCCTGGGAATAGGGCGGTCTGAGAAAGAGATATTAACCCTACCTAGGAGGGTAGTGTGGCTGATTATACGAGCATTGCACACCGTCAGGCTACTCTGATTCGCAAAGCTCTTCAGGGAAGTGTGTTCATTGCTCCGTACACCGCGGCAGCAGTCACGAGCATCACGACCGGCGCGAGTCAGGATATTGCTCCGTTGCCTGCCGGTTATGTCGATGTGGGCATGATCGACAAGAAGAATGCGCCGACCTGGGCAAGCAAGGTAACGACGCAGGAAGTCATGGCCTGGGGCGATGTTTATAGCGCACGGCGAGACATCACCAAGGTTGATGGCTCGCTGAAGTTCGTCATGCTTGAGACTAATAAGACATCTCTTCAGTTGTATCTAGGGCAGGATCTTTCGACGGCTCCGTTGGCGCCGACCACTCGTGAGCTCATTATCAATCAAGCATCCCGGCCTCAGCCGATTCCTTATCGGGTGCTCGGCATTACGCAGGACGGTACTGGATCGAATGCTATTTATGTTGGTCGGTTCTACCCACGAGCGTTCGTTACCGATATCGGCGACCAGAAGTGGGATGACGACGCCGAGGCTTTGGTCTGGGATGTTACGTTTACTCCGCAGAATGATCCGGTTCTTGGCACGCCAGTTGTGCATATGTTTGGTGGACCTGGCTGGTTCGCCCAGTTGGCAGCTACGGGCTTTAATGCGAACCCAGGCGGCAGCTAATAGTTTATTTTCCAGACAAAGGAGCATGAGGTACACAAGAATGGCAACGTACAAATTAGATGACTACATTGCCGAGGCCGATATCGAGCCTTTTGAGCTCGATCTAGGAGGGGACAAGGGAGTCGTATCCATCGCGGCTCCCACCTCCGAGGCAATGGTAGAAATCACTGAGACCCCCCTGAACGAAACAAAGCACATCTTCGAGCTCGTCTGCGGTGAAGAAGAGTTCGGCAAGGTTTGGGAGGCAGTTCGATTCCTGCCCGCCACTGTGCTTCAAAACATCATGCTTGACATGCTGAAACACTTTAAGATTATTGCTCAGGTTCGTGATATATCGGGGGGATCCAGGGCCTCGCTACGCTCTTCGAGAAACACGGCGAGGCTATAGAATACGACTTTCGGCATGAACTGGGCATTGATGTTCACGAGTACCTCCGTGGTGAGCGTCCATGGGCTCAGTTTTATCGATTTCTGGCCCGTCTCCCTCGGCATAGCCATTTCTACGCGGGGATGATGGAAGACCCGGAAGCGGTCGAGAGATTAATGCAACGGTCATCCGGGGGCGATAAGAAAGGGTTAACACTTGTCGGGTGGAGGACCGAGCATGACCTACTCACTACTATTATCGATCTGTTGAATCATTTACATGCCACACTTATTCAGGTCAATGATGAAAAAGGCAGGCGACCTGATGTGACTCTCATGCCGAGACCAGGAACCGCATTGACAAAGGTCGAGGCCAAGAAAGCAATTCAGCAGCATCGTGATTTAGTGGCTCGATTTTTACCGCAATAGCATAGAGGAGGGCGGTAATGGCCGATTATCAGGCTGGCACCGCTTTTCTCACCGTGCTACCGGATATGTCGGGATTCGGCGCCAAGGTCCGCGAAGAGTTAGCCAAGGATCAGACCGAACTTAAAATTCCGGTCAAGCCTGATGTAGACACCACCAAGGGTGCCAAGGACGGAGAAGAGTACGGCGGTGCCTTCGGCGATGCAATGAAGGCGCGCATTGAGGCTGCTCTCAAGTCACTGCCCAAGGCACAGATCGACGCAGACTCGACAGAAGCTGATCGAAAGATTGATGAGCTTCGTACTCGGCTTGAAGAGCTCCGTGACAAGAGAATAGGAATCGATCTCTCCGCGGAGGAAGCACTAGCTGAGATAGCCGGTATCAAAACTGATCTGGACGAATTAGGGCGAAAGTCGCCTAACGTTCAGGTCAAGGTCGATGCTCTCAAGGCCGCTGCGGATTTAGCCGGTATCAGGGCTGAGGTCACTGCGCTTGATGGCAAGAACGTCGATATCAGGGTTAGTGATGGCGGATCTGCCCGTCAAGCCACGAGTGACGTTAATGGTCTTCTCTTGGCAGGTCTGTCGCTAGGTCCGGCGCTGATTCCCATAGGCTCCGCGGTTGCTGCCGCGTTCGCCAGTATCGGCACTGGCGCGGTGATCGGCGCGGGTGCTATTGCTACGGTTGTTCTTGGCTTCCATGGCGTCACTGACGCACTGAAAGACATGGACACTGCTCAGCAGAGCAGTGGCAAGACCGCGGCTCAGACGGCAGCTCAGCAGATATCTTCGGCTAACAGTGTTGCGTCGGCTCAGGACGGCGTACGAAACGCGGTAAGAGCCGTTGCCGACGCTCAGCACGAAGCTGCTATTTCTGCTCAGCAAAGTGCTCAGCAGGTAGCCAGTGCACAGCAGTCATTGCAAGATGCCTATATTCAGTCGGGCATTGCGATGCGCGGTGCCCTTCAATCCGAAGAGCAAGCTCGGCAGTCGTTACAAAGTGCTATCTATTCTCAGACGGTCGCTGAGCAGACATTAGCTAACGCTCAGCAACAGGAGCAACTAGCTCAGGAGTCATTGACTCTGGCTAGGCAGGCTGCTCAGCGGCAAATCGAGTCACTGACTCTGGCCGTCGAAGACGGAGCATTGGCGGAACGGCAAGCCGCACTTAACATTCAGCAGACCAAACAGCAGCTTGATCAAACGCTTGCCAATCCTCAAGCATCACAACTTCAGCGTGATCAAGCTCAACTGAGCTATGACCAGGCTGTTCAGCAACTCAAGGACGTTCAGGCTCGTAACAAGAATCTGCAAGAGGATCAGGCTGCTGCGGCCAAGGCCGGAGTAGACGGTTCTCAGCAGGTACAAGCTGCTCAGCGCGGAGTGCAGCAGGCTACTCAAGGCGTCGCGGCAGCTCAGCACGGCGTGCAACAAGCTGCTCAAGATGTGGCTAACGCTCAGCAGAATTTAGCGAATGCCCAAGCCAATGTAGCAGAAACACAGCGTACCAATACGGAACGCATTGCTCAGGCGCAGCAGGCATTAGCTAGTGCGGAGCAAAATCAGGCTGAGACGGCTCGCAAGAACGCGGAGTCTATTCAAAAGGCTCAGGAAGGTGTTGTTTCTGCTCAGCGGGCCCTGGCCGGAGCACTCGCTCAGCAAGCAGCTCAACAGGACACCGTAAGCGCTTCAGCCAATAAACTGGCTAAGGATATGGCCGATCTGTCTCCGGCCGGACGCCAGTTTGTCACCTTCCTTCATGATGAGATGGAGCCTAAGGTCAAAGACCTTCAGGCCACCGCACAAGAAGGATTGTTACCGGGAGTCGAGGACGGGCTTCGTGCCCTGTTCCCGGTATTCCCTGAAATCACTAGTTTTGTCAATGTTTTCGCTACGTCGTTAGGTGATCTAGCCCGGCGTGCGGGTCAGGCATTGACTGATCCTTTCTGGCGCAATTTCTTCGGGTTTATTAAAGACGAAGCCGGTCCGTCGATTCAGACCTTCGGCACCATTATCGGCAATATCTTTACAGGTATTGCCGGTATGCTCCAAGGTTTTAAGCCCATCTGGGACGCGATGGGCGTAAGCATCGAGAATTTTACGGACAAATTCGCTGCATGGGGCAAGGCTGTTGCTTCGGGGGATAGTGAAGGGTTTAACAAATTCCTTCAGTATGTGCAAGAGTCAGCACCGGTCGTAATAGATTTCCTCAAGCAATTTGGCACACTCATTGGCCATATTGTTGATGCGTTTGCTGGTCAAGGCATCAGTACTCTGCAAGTTCTTACCGAGACACTGCGGATCATCAATGGCCTTCCTTTGCCGGTAATTCAGGCATTGATTGACCTGTACATCGCTATTAAGGCTGCCACATTGGTGTCTAATGGACTGAAGTCCATTAGTGACACTTTCATCACAATCGGTAAACTACCGGGACAGATCAAGGATTTTGCAGGAACCATTAGAGATCTGCCCGGCGATATTGCCAAGATCGGTGCATCACTCAAGACCAACATCAGTGATGCTCTAGATAAAATCAAGAGTGGTGGTGGCCTGAAGGGTGCCCTAGGGCTTACCGGCATCGCGGTGGGTGCCTATGTGGCGGGATCCGCACTCGAAGCGGCTGGCTCACCTTTGCCGGAGGGGCAGTCATTCGGCACGGCCAGCACGGGCGCCAAGGTGTCCGACGCGGCAGACACGGCGGGCAAGCTGCTTACCCTTGATATTCCCGGCCTGTTCGACAAAATTAGTCAGAATATCAAGCAGTTGCCCGATGACCTGCACACCGCGGGTGATCGGATCTCCGGATTTGCTCAAGGCATTAAGGATGCCTTCGGAGGTATTGGTGACGGGGTAGGTCAGCTGAGGACTGATCTTGGCGTCGCATGGTCGAACATAGCTGACAATGCATCTACCCGGTGGAATGGAATCAAGAATGCTGTAAGTAATGCTGCCGGTGATTTCAGGAACACGGTATCCGATCACGTCACTTCACTCGGTAAAACGCTCCATGATGACTGGGATTCTTTCTGGCAAAACGCTAGTGACCGCTGGTCGAACATTCGGGACACTGTCAGCGACAGGGCTAGGGAACTTCGTGACAACGCAAGTAACCATGCCGCGGAGTTGCGAGACTGGTTGGGTGGCCATTGGCAGACTATCTGGCAAAGTGCCACGGACAGATGGAACACGATACGAACTGACGTAAGCAATATCGCTGGCAGCATCCGTGATGGAGTCAGCAGTGCTATCGGTGCTTTACGAGACAATGTCACTGGAGCATTCCAGACCGCGGTAGACAATATCCAGAACATCTGGAATCGCCTTGGTGACATAGCGAAAGTGCCCGTCAATTTCGTTATCAACACTGTCTACAATGCGGGCATCGTTCCCATGTGGAACGGTATTGCCGGGCTCTTCGGACTGGCCAAGCTCAATCCAGCAGTGCCCCTCGCAACTGGCGGTGTGCTGCCGGGCTACTCGCCTGGCCGGGACTCCGTACCAGCTATCCTGTCTCCCGGTGAGGGCGTACTCGTACCGGAGGCTGTGCGTGGCCTAGGGCCTGACTTCGTTCACTCAGCGAACGCCTATTTCTCCGGAGGTAGGAGTACAGGTGGCCGGAGCAGTGCCGGAGGGGTCAGCTACTTTGCCGATGGCGGCATAGTCGGCAGTGTCATAGGCGGAATTGCTGACTTCGTTGCCGATCCTATCGGCGCGGTGAAGAAGGCCTTTAACTCGGTACTAGGTGCGACTATTCCTGGCATCGGGCTATTGCATGACGCTCTGGCCGCAATTCCCGCCAAGGTGGTGGACGGAGCAGTCAGCCTGGTCAAGGGAGCAGTAGCTAAGATCGGTAGCTTCTTCTCCGCAGCCTTCACCGGGTCACCGGATCTCCAAGGCTGGATCATGCAAGCGATCCAGTTGACCGGAGTACCCGCAAGTTGGGCAGGCCCATTGTCAGTTCTCATTATGAGAGAGTCGGGTGGCAATCCCAACGCAATTAACAATTGGGATAGTAATGCAGCGGCCGGGCATCCGTCTCAAGGCCTTATGCAGACTATCCCTAGCACTTTCTCGGCATACCACCAACCGGGAACGAGCTGGAATATACTTGATCCTATTGCCAACATCGCGGCAGGTATTAACTATATTCGAGCTGTGTATGGGGATATTAGCAATGTGCAGCAAGCTAACCCCAACCTGCCACCGAAGGGATACGACTCCGGAGGTTGGCTACCGCCTGGGATAACAGTGGCCTACAACGGCACTGGGCAGCACGAAAGAATATTGACCGGACCGCAGTATCAGCAACTCACCGCGGCTGCTTCCCGTAGCGAGTTGCAGCCGGTCACGGTCAATGTTTACCCACGTGCTGAACATTCAGAAGCCGATATAGCGGACATGGTGAGCCGACGACTCGAGTTTGCCATGCGAGCCAACACCTAATCGCTAAAGAGACGGAGGGGAGAGATAATGGCCGGATTCCCCTCCGTCTCTTTAGATGGCCAGCAGTTCTACTATCGACTTAACAGTGTGTTTGGCAGTTCGATTCCTGTGGACAGTAACGGGGTCGAATGGCTTCTGACTAAATTTGATGGATGGTCTGGCCGTCCTGCACCACGCACCGCACGTACCGACAAACCTGGGCATTCCGGTCAGTTTCGCAGTTCGGCCTATCATGGCCCAAAGATTATCAATCTGGAAATTGTCGCCACCGCGCCGGATGATTTGACCATGCGGGTTGCCGAGACCGCAGTAGAAGCACTGTGCTCCGACCCTGCTCGGCTGTATCCCCTAGTGGTAGACGAGTCTGGCATGACCAGAACCATGATGGTCGAATTGGATGATGCGATACAAATCGCGCCACGTACTTGGAATAGTTCACTCATCGGCATGCGGTTGGCGGCACCGGACCCTCGAAAGCATGACAATGCCTGGCAGTCTCCAAGTGTGAATCTCGGTATACCTCCCAGTGGCGGTGCCGACTTCTCAGCGCCCGGCCTGAATTACTCAGTTGTCCCTGGTGTCGACTTCGGCACACCAGGAACACCAGCCGTGGCAACCGTACATAATTCGGGCACAGCTATCGCCTACCCTATTTTCGCAGTACAAGGGCCTTTATCGGCAAACTGGCAAATCTATGATGTGACCAACGGTGTGGTACTGACTTATACCAAAGCATTGAGTGCTACGGATTTTGTCACGATCAATACCGATGATTTTCCGGCTCAGGGATTTCCCGGCCATGGCGTGTATCTCAACAGCACAAATAATCAACGGGCTTCGCTGCTGACCACTGCGGGATGGCCCTATGTGTTGCCTGGCCAGACTGTGACGTACAACCTCCGCGCACCTAACTACTCCGCGGCTGCCTTGATGACTATTTCATTGAGGAGTGCTTGGCACTGAATAATCTTTACACATTTCTGGCCAGCCAAAGTCACAAGTTACACAACGTCGTAAAAGCCAATCAGTCATGTCTGAGCTAGACGACCATAAAAATTGGTGTGCTCCTTCGATGAATCCACGATATATCGTCTGCGGGGGTTGGTAGTCACTAGTGATCCTCCCTCCACATTTGGGGCAGCTCACATTATCTCCGCTAAATAGCGGGTATGGCGTTGAGTTTGTCATGCCAAGATTATAGCGAAGAGGTTTTTATGTCGAATACTGCTCCGCATCAGCAACCGGGTTTTGTTGACAGAGACACCACCAACAGCAACGGCAACACTGCTCAGAGCTTCCGGTATGCGCTGGGTGGCTTGATGCAGCCTGCGCCGTTGCAGACCTTCCAGTGGGCATCCGGAGTACTGCCGGGTGACGCCTCAGGCAGTACCATTACGGACTACCAGGTCACACAGGCCAGCCCGTCAGCCAACATGACGGTACTGGTCCAACCTGGCCAGCTCGTCATTGCTCGAGCCTCAGCCGGGCCCTACATCGGCACCAGCAACGCGGCATTCAACGTCACCATTCCTGCTGCGAACACCCTGCCTCGGATCGACTACGTCTGTATGCGGGTACGCGACCTAGGAGTGGATGGCGTCGGCGCGGCAGCTCAAACCTACTTTCCGGTCGTGCTGTCCGGCACTCCAGCCGGTAGCCCCTCCGAGCCCGTCAGTCAGCTCACAGACGGAGATTTCGTCCTCGCCGCGGTGACTGTGCGGGCCAACACTACAAGCATCCTCAACAGTGATATTTCAGATCGGCGCCTCTATGTGGCGGCACAAGGCGGCATTTATCCCGCGGGGACACAAGATACCCGCATTGGCGCCTACCCCGGTCATACCCGATTTAATCAGAACACTGGGTCTACCGAGCAATGGAACGGCGCAGCATGGGTGGTCATCGCTTCACCGAGTGTCTGGTCATCATGGAATCCGACCCTCACTTATGCCGGAGCCGGAGCCATCACCGCAGGGACTGTTAATCTGGGATCTGGTTCGGTCGTGACTGGTCGTTATATGCTCCAGGGCAAAAAGTTACAACTAGCCTACACATTCCAATATGGTACGTCAGGATACAACTCCGGTGCCGGAGCAATCCGTACCACATTGCCGCCCGGCATGGTTTCACGCGCGGTGGGTGAGACACAGATTCTTTGCCAGTTATACACTGGTAGCACCACCGCGCTGGTATGGGCGGGTACTGCCCACATACCGCCAAACAGCAATAGTATCCGTCCCCAATTCCCGCAGAGTGCCAGTCAGGCGAATATCGGCGCGTGGGCGGCATCCGGTACTCAAGGCACGGCAGGTGCAGCGGGTACAGGCTGGCCACTCATTCCCGGTCAGTTCAGTGACGGGCCAGGTGCCATTTTGAATGTCAACGGGACGATTGAGATTCAGTAAGTAATTCATAAACCGGGGGAGCCGGGCTGCCCTGAATTTGGAGGATTAAGCCGTGTCTTTTCGCTGGTACAGGCAAGCCCCGGTCAAGGCTTGGAATCAAGAAATCAAGTTCACAACTGACACAATCAAAGCGACGTTGCACACGGCAACATACTCGCCTAATCAGGACACGCATGCTTATGTGTCAGATCTGAGTAATGAGCTTACGACCGCTAACGGGTACACCGTAGGTGGTATGACACTGGCGTCCTGTACTTGTTCCTACACCGCGGCTAACTCCTGGTCGACAACCTGGCAGGCCAGCACCGCATACGCAGTTGATTTTGTTATCAGACCGGCAACTGGTAACGGGTTCCTGTACCGGTGCGCGGTGGCGGGTACCTCCGGCGGCAGTGCACCTACCTGGCCGACTGTGGTAGGCACCACAGTCACCGATGGCGGTGTGACCTGGGAATGTATCGGTTCCGGCATCATCGTATTCAATGCCACGTCGCCTAGCTGGGCTACCGCGACCTTTGGTCCCTGTCGTTATCTGGTCCTCTCTGACCGAACTCCCTCCACCGCGGCGACTCAGCCGTTAATCGGGTATTTCGATTTTGGATCTGACAAGACGGGTCAGGGTGGCGCTTTCACATTCAACTTCAACCCGCAGGGTATCGCTCATATTTTCGTGCCGTAATAGAACGGTAATTTAGCCGTGATTACTGAAGACATCGCGGATACTCCTAACGCATTGACTGTGGCAGGGCTATCAGGTCCTATTACATCAGCTTCGTTCACTCCTCCTCCCCTATCTTTAGTCGCGGTTTGCGCGGCTGCCGGGTGGTCAGGAGCGACACAGGCTGTTATTAGTTGTTCGGATTCCGGGTCGCACACCTGGTCAAACCCGATTAAAGCTACGGGCACATCGGGCAATGGTGGGACATCTTCAATTTTCACCTCTTACTTTGCCACATCGCCAGGGGCTATCACGGTTACTGTCTCGTTTTCTGGATTTTCATCCGGAACCGGAGGCATGTTTGCTGATTTCTTTGTTTTCCAAGGGGCTGCTGCGAGTCAGACAGGAGCCGGTACCGGATCGAAACTTTCCACAACCGGCTTGAATGGTACCTTTAACATCACCACAACCCAGAAAAATTCATGGATTGTGGGTGTCAGTGATGATTCTACCAACGGTGCTTTATGGACTCCAGCAACTGGTGTTGCAGTGTGGACTCAATGGCAAGATGTGGCGACACCCCCTGCCGGAGATAATATTACTTCTGTTTCTTGGTTTGCTAATGTGTTACCTACCGCGACTTCGTACACTGTCGGCGGTACCTGGGCTGCCAATGGTTCATCGAACCACACAACACAACAGTGTGCACTAGAGATTATCCCGGCGGCTGATTTACCATTACGGCCGGTTATTAATTACATTCCGGCAGTACGGTCGTCCTATCTGTGAAGGAAAATATATATGCCTGATATCTACTGGGCGGCCAATGGAGCAATGCCTACGACTGCTGCTCTAGCTAAAGTCGCTACGGGCACGTCTATTAAAACAATGCTTCAAATTGCTACACCATCGACTAGGCCTCTTACTGTCGTAGGCTGGGGCGTTAGTTTCGACGGTTCCGCCGCGGGCACTCCAATCATATGTGAGCTTATTGAGACGGACGTAGCTGCCACGGTTACTGCACATGTGGCATCGGGCATTATGAAATACAATGACCCGAACGCTCCGCCATCACTTGTCACTTTGGGTACTTCCGCTACCGGATATACGGCCACCGCGGAGGGGACTATTACGGCGGTACGGTACGGTGATTTAGAAGATGTGCAACCGACGAACCAATACGCAATGTGGTTCCCTGAAGGCCGTGAATTTCAGGTAGCGGTATCTAAGTTTTTGAGAGTTCGTGTCACAGCGGGTGCCTCTGTCGGTTGTCACACATGGATAGCATGGATTGAAGCATAAATAAAATAAGTGGCTGAATGGGGTGTTAAGTGCCTTACCATCTCGGGCATAGCCGACGTCCCATTCAGCCACTCAGTAAGGGACTGCTGTTTACGACCGGAGTGCCGGTCACCGTCACGGATACACCGTCAGCTAGACGCAATTATGGGCCTGACGGTTCTCTTGTTATAGACGTTGTTCCGACGGACACACCTGGTGATCAACGGAGTACCGGGCCCGATGGGTCTCTTGCTATCGGGATCACACTCACTGACAGTCCGGCAGCAAGCCGCTACTACGGACCAGACGGTACCGCAGCAGTAGGTGTCACCTTCGGAGGGGATACTCCGGCCGCGCTACGGGACTACGGGCCCGATGGAGCAGCCACCCCGGATTTCGTCATCACCGATCGGCCTCGAGCTCTCCGGATGGCCGGGCCTGATGGTGCTGTGGCCTTTGGCCTGATCTTCACAGATACACCCTCCGCGGGGAGGCATTACGGGCCGGATGGCACCGTTCAGGCCGATTTACCGGGCGCGTTTAATGTCCAGCTAGATCCTCCATCGGCCGAACGTCATGGCGGCTCTGATGGCTCCGTAGCCCTGGGCGTGGCCTTCAGTGACCTACCTTGCGGTGCTAGGTATTACGGACCTGATGGCACACTGATTTATGACATTGTGTTGTCGGATTCTCCGACCGGAAGCCGGTTCGGCGGTCCGGATGGCATTGTCATTTCGTTGCTGGGGGACACTCCTGGTGACCTGCGTTATTACGGGCCGTCTGGGTCGATGGGCATTGATCTGCCCATCGCGGCCGACCAGCCTTCTGGCAGTCGCTTAGGTGGTCCATCCGGCCTAGTCAACCTCGGTATTGGTGCCGCCACCAACCTCGCGGACACCCCTTCAGCCACCCGTGGTAGTGGGCCTGACGGCGTGCTTTTGCTGGCTTTCTTGCCCAGCAAGCCACCTTACATCCCTGTGGCGCCGCTCATTGCCCCGTCATACTCGTTGTGGCTGGCTGATACGGTAACTGGCCGCATGCTGTGGGGTCTGCCCATGGACACCATGTCATGGGATCTCAAACTCAACGATATCGGTTCTCTGCGAGCAACTCTGGTCGCGGAAGATGCCTGGGATGCCTTATCGGACCAGGATGAACGTAACCCTCGGACCATGCTCCGAGAAATTCTCTCCGGTACTTGGCGATTTTGCTTTGTGCTCAAATGGGGAAATAACATCGTCTGGGCTGGTCCCTATCTCAGTTTCACTCGATCAGGGCCAGGCAAAGTCGAGGTACTCGCCGCGGAGATACAGAAAATGCTCACCCGACGAGTACTCATCAAGCCAGGGGCCACGGCACCAGGCGATATCACCGGAGACACGGTGATGGGCCCCAATGTGAATAAACGATTCATCGCGGCGAGTCTGGTATCGCAAGCTCTGGTCGGTACCGGTAAATCTCTGCCGATTAACATTATGACTGATACGACTCCTGGTGTAGAGTATCGGACCTATTACGGATACGATCTGGCTACTTACTGGGATCGGCTTCGTGAACTGGCTAACGAGTCTGACGGGCCAGAAATTCGGTTTGATCCGAAAATTACGCAAGGAGCTGACGGCAATTATCTCAGTTGGGATCTGCAAGTCGGCAATCCGCATCTCGGCAGAGAAGTCACCCCCTGGGTGTTTGACAGCGATGTCAACTCCATTGTTGGACTTGACAGCGACGGGTCGAACATCGCTCTGAGCGTGTTTTCCGCAGGTAATGGCCAGTCTCGAGACAAACTCATCACCTCGGCATCGGACACCTCGTTGCTCAGTGTCGGATGGCCCATTCTCGAGTCTGTTGACAACTCACATACGAGTGAAGTGAGTTACCCAGTACTACAGGCACAGAGTACGGCCATTCTCACCGCGTGGAAGAAACCGGCTATTTCTTTCAAAACGACGGTACCGGCTGACATAGATCCGATGGTGGGAACTTATCGAGTGGGAGAAGATTTCGCCATCGACATCAAAAAAGATCCCATCATTCCGGATGGTCTTTATTCACGTCGGATTGCCGGTCTGTCCGGCAGTGAGAAGCCCTGGGTGACCATCACTGATATTGACCCGTTGCCTGTAGGAGCAAGCTAAATGCCTGTTAACACTGCACCGGAATCGTGGCTATCATCGAAACTCGCCGCGATGCAGCGTCAATTAGACGAAGTAACGAGAGCGGTCGGTAGGCCAACGGATCAGATCAGAGATGTCAATGACAATGTTGTGACCATGCCTGGATCTGGCTCTCCCGCCATTGTCGGCCGCGGTCACGACGTAGGTATCAGTTTTCAGGATGGCGTGGCTACGGTCACTGATGAACAGGGTCAAAGCGTTCGACAACTCAAGGCATCGCTTATCACGAGCGACGTTGTTGGCAATGTGTCAGGTACCCACTTTGGAGACGTAGGCACACCTAGTTTTACCTACAATCATTACGGCGATCTTCATGGCAACTCATTCGGATTCCATTATGGCGCGGTGGGCGATGGCACAACACAGAATCAAGTCAACGCGCTTAATGTCTTCCACACTGGCGCCTACGGAACGGTCTTTGGAGAAATTGGCGTTCCGGGCCAACTCTGGAATGCCTATGTCACCGTCCGCGGTCGTTGCCTGGCTGAAGTGGGCCAAGCCGGAGGGCCTTTCTTCACTACCTATGGGGACGTGGGAAACAGCACTAATTTCTTCAATCTATTCGGTACCGTCCACGCGCCATCAGAACGAAGGATGAAGACAGAGATCCGTACTCTTTACGAGGCCGGATCCATCATTGATCATGTGCCTTCCCTGCGGTGGCGATGGCGACCGGACATGCAGCATGCCGATGAGTATGAGCACGTCGGACCTATGGTTGACGACATTGCTGAGGTAGCTCCTTGGCTGGTGAGGCACTCAGACGGCGAGGGCCCCCGCACGCTGCAAGATCGTGATCTGATCGGTGTTCTCTGGGCAGCTCTCCGTGAAGAAAGGCAGAGGACCACTCGACTCGAAGAACGCATAGCCCTGCTGGAGTCGCGCTCGTAGAAAGGCTCCGGCATGGGCCTTAAAGATCTTCTTGATTATTTCAGTAAATACGGTCCAGTCGGAGTTGCGTTTGCTGTCCTGCTGTTCGTCGTCGGTGCACTATATCTTCAGATACTCAAAGGGTACAAAGAACGTCTTGAAGAGGCGAATAAGCGCGTTGAGGAGGCCAACAAGCGGGCTGAGCGTCTAGAAAACGAAGTCAAAGATCTGAATGACGAAATACAGAAGTTCTTTGCGCTCGGTACCCGTTGGCAAAGCACCGTAGGAGAAGCTACCAACGAGATAAGGCGTCTTACATGAGTGAGCCAATGCACTGCTCTTCAAATGAGGATTGTGGTTTGGTTACCACATGGGAAAAGACTATCGAAACGTCTTTACAGACTCGTAAAAAGCTGGCTGAACTCATGGACCAAATAGATGAGACAGTAATTGCTTTACGTGCTGAGATCGAACACGCTCAAATGCGTAGGAGTGAGTAATGGCCAATGAGGAGTACCGTGATCCTGTCATTAACCCTGCTAACGATCCGGCATTGAGCCCCCACGCTGAGATGCTGGCGGATGCACAATCCGCGGATGCTGCCCTGGCTGAACGTGTCGAGGCCTTGCGTAAAACTCTGTCAAAACTTCCACAAGAAATCACGGATCTCAAGAACGAACAGAAGTCTGTATGGAGCTGGCTCAAGGGCGGTGGTGTTCTTATCGCCTTCGACCTATTAGTGACCATTGCTGGCGTGATCTTCGGTATTTACCTGCATCGGGTGCAGAACAATAACGAGGCTCTTATTGAGCAAGTGCAAAACAACCAGACGCGGCTAAACACTAGTATTCATGAGACGTGCAACCTGTACGGCACATTTTTGGGTTTCTATTCGGATGCTGCTAAGGCTCGATTCGTGGGTGGTCCGGCTCAGTACGACCAGTTATATCTGACTCTGCAAAGCAGCTCTGATCGTTTGCAGTGCGGCACGAAGCACGTAGTACCGAGAACCTAAGGGGAATGATGAAAAAGCTCATCAAATGGGTTGCCGAATGGAAACTGATTAAAACAGCACTGAGGAAACTCCGTGGTGATGGTAATGAGAATACTCGTAGCAACTCCTGATCCGGAACCTGAGCGGCAGTGGCCTTGGCCATCATTAAGTATTAATTACGCTACCGGGGGATTCTCTCTTACTTGGCCTCCTCCTGCCACAAGCAATTCTTTGTTCCGAGGGAGCATGTATTCCTATGATTCCATCGCCAAACTATCAGAGCCGGGGGAGTGCTAGAGTTAGACTGATCGTACTGCATACTGCCGAAGGTGCTCGAGATGTTGTCAGTCTTGGCAGATACTTGCAGAATCCTTCAGTTCAGGCGTCCTATCATATAGCATTTGATGATAGTCAGATGATGCAATATGTGGACTATCAGTACGAATCATGGGCCACATTGTCGGCAAATCCGATTTCAGACAGCGGATGCTGTTGTGGTTTCGCCGCGTGGACTCGGGATCAGTGGCTGAATAGTCATAAGAACATGCTCGAGTTAGCGGCTCAGTGGGTAGCTGCTCGGTGCAAAGCTCGAAGTGTGCCCATTCGACACTTATCACTATCAGAAGTCGCCGCGTGCAAGGCAAACCCTGATCATCCGGGCGGCGTGATCGGACATTGGGACTGGACTCGAGGGGCACAAGACGGCACACATACCGATCCTGGCGAAAATTTCCCATGGGATTGGGTCATCACTCGTGCTCAGCAGATTGCCGGACAAACCACGGACACCGCGGAGGAATCGATGGTCTACAACAGGGAGATCGCAGGTACGGGCAAAATCATCTGGAATTGTCCGACCGGCTCCGCGGCTGCCGATCAGCGTGATTCTTGGGTGTCGGCCTCAGTTCTTGACGCTACCGGGCCTGTGTGGGTTCAGGTATTTGTGCAGAGTGATACGTCTGGTATCACATCATGGAAATGGGCAGATGCCGACTTACATCAATCTTCGTCAAATCTCTACAAGCGGCCATATCGACAACTGGCCAGCGGAGCTACGAAGTTGATTATCAGTTGGGACGTGACCGCCTCTGCTGGTGGCACGATCTGTCTAGAAACCAAACCACAAGGTTAGTCTCGTGCGCCGGTCACGGCCACTCAGATCTATCTTGATTGCCTGGCACATCACCACGGCTGCCGGATGGTTTGCGCTGCTAGCTGTGCAGGTCATCGTGCCGTGGCAGGATCTTAAAATCTACTTGCTCGAGACCGTTGCTATCGCCGTAGTTACCGGCCTCTGGTTGGCCTTGGGTAGTCGAATAGGTCTGTTCCGGCATTGGTGGATGATCGGCAAGCTGCTAGGCACCATGGGACTTCTAACCCTAGGTGGTCTGACTCTGAGAGGTCATACAGTGCCCTACGGTCGATGGGCCGGTCTCATGACACTCTGGCTGCTTGTCTGGCTGTCCGTGGCCCGGCCAGTCGGCAAGACACCTTACGGCCGGAGGGTTGCCCACCGTGGGCGACATGGAAGCAGTACGTAAGGGAGTCCAGAGAGAGGTACGCCAATCTGTGACCAAACCAGCCCGTCACGCTCTCTCTGGCTCTTCAGATCGTTGATCCTTATCCTGGCTGTCCGGTCCCCCTTGAGGTAGAAGTGCAAGAAGATACCGGCCAATTCACAGCCAACCGACATGCTGTGATCTTCTTGCCTCTTGGTTATCCCTGTCGTCTGGTCCTACCTCAAGTCTAGGCGCGGGAGGAGCTTCGCTCATCTTAGGAGGGTGGCTCGGTGGGGAGGTCCCCTCCGTATCTGGCCTACCAGTCCCGCGCCTGCATCCTAGCGGCGACTGTGACAATCATCAGAGTCATGGGGCCCAGGAGCTACCCGGCCGTCCGCGGTGATATTGGACAGTCGAGTTGCCCCGTCGTCACGACGTATGGTCATAGCCACCTTGCTGCCGCATGATTCACACGGCTCAGGCGTTGTGACAATGTCAACCGGTCGTCGTCTTAATCCCATGTTCTTTCTTCCTTTCTAGGCAACCTGCCGTACCAACTTCCGGCGTTCTGCCGGAGTCATGCCTCCGGCGATGGCGTAAGCATCATCAGTGGTAATGGCCCACTCGAGGCACTCAGCCGAGACGGGGCATTCCCGACACACGGCCTTAGCTGCCCTCATGTTCGGTCGGTTACCAGGCTGCGACCACATGGTGTCAATCGGGAAGAAAATCGACTTGTCTTCCACATCCCGGCAAGCTGCCTTGTGGCGCCAGTCCTTCTCGTACATCGGAATTACCCTCCTCTCGAGCCAACAGATAGGACAACGTTGTGATGCGCCGTTACGCTTGAGCTCGCGCTCTCGGTAACGGTCTCCTTTCCATACCCGTGCTAGTTCCCAGGTAATACCCTCCGCGGCTGCCACTTGAAGTAGGCGAGCTCCATGAACTTTACCGTGCTGCCCTAGCCGATCAGCTAGATTCAATGCCCATCCTGTGTAGTGCTTTGCGTGTTTGAATGGACGATGAAAATGCAGCAGGTAGATATATCCCTGGACGTTTCGCACGGTACTTCTTTCTTAAATTATTTATTTGGCCATGATGGTAGTTTTCTGAGGTCGATTATTTCATAAGGTTGCCAACCCTGCCCATCACGTTCGTCAACGAAAACCTCACAAATTGGTAGACGATGTTCGAGTCCCTCAGCGGCCTCGGATATAACAATTTCGTATGCTTTTTTGCAGGACGTAGGCCGCCATGTTTGGCCGTCTCGTTCTACTTTCCACAATTTCTTATTCATTTTCATGCTCCTCTCATCTCCCGTCCACGGTACCTAAGTTCCTAGGCACTGTCAACCACCAACTAGGAGATCATATGGCTACAGCGCCGACACGCCATGTTGAGACTTTTACTCACCCCCATTATCGGCTAGGTCGACGGCCACATGACCCTGATCGACCAGTGCTCAAGCTCGGACCTTTACTGACTGGTGTGGTCCCCGACCATCCGGCCACCGTGGACCACCTTAATCTCATTCCTCCCTCGCGGTGGGGAATGCTCGGCAATGACAAGTACGGGGACTGTGGTCCAGCAGATATCTTTCACGATCGAATGCTGGTAGCCAAGTACCTGGCTGATACCGACATCTACCCTGACGAGACGGCCACCCTCGATCTTTACCGGCGCTCCGGCAACCCTAACTTTCCCCGTGATGACAATGGCGTTGTCATGGCCGACATGTTGAGCGAAGTACACAAGAATGGCATCAAGTGCGGCGGCAAGATGGTTACCTGCACCGCATACGCTCAGGTCAACGTCAATGACTTAGATGAAGTTCACGCGGCCATCGCCATCTTTGGTTCGTTGTCGACCGGTTCTGATCTTCAGCAGATCCAGTCCGAGCAGACTGACGCTGGAGAGCCATGGGACTACGACCCGAACTCCGAGGAGTGGGGTGGACATGCCCACCTGACCGGCCGGTACGAATCCGGCACTTCAGGGCCTAGACCAGGGCTCGGGGGTGTGTCCTGGGGAGCGCCGGTCTCCTACACCGATCGATGGTGGGCGCACTGTGCCCAAGAGGCCTGGGTTGTCATCTGGCCGGAACATCTCACCAATCGCTCATTTCTGACTGGTGTTGATCAGAATCTACTGGCAAAGAACTACAAAATTCTGACCGGTCGTGATCTGCCAATAGCTCCAACACCGACTCCGAATCCAGTTCCAGCCGGGAATATCACTGCTGCACAGGACGCAGCAAACCACCAGTTTGCTTCAGCCGCGCACAACTGGCTGAAGTATTCACACGCGGGGACAAACCACCAGTTTGCCTCCGCGGTCAATCAGTGGCTCACAGCTTGGGGGCTGTAATGAGCTCGTTGACCGATTTTCTAGAAATCATCCTGCAACCGTTATTTGCGGAGCGGGATCGGAGAATCACCAGATTGGAGAAACAAATGTCCGCATTTGATGACGCTCTGACCGAGCTCGATTCCGCGACGACTGACGTTGCTAATGAGCTTGAGTCTCTCAAGGGTCAGATTTCCGGCCTTGACTCTTCCCTGGCTGCTCGGCTTGATGCGCCGATTGCTCGGCTCAAGGCCATGGCCAGTGACCCGAATAACGTAGACCCTAACCCGGTACCCACGCCGGAGCCAGGTCCCGTTAGTCCGTCTGACACTGGCGTATGATCTAATGATTGAGGGAGGAGCCTTGGTAGCGGGCTCCTCCCTCTTTCCTTATTTACCGTGACGAGTAGACAATTACTCTGCGACCATTCACCATTCCTGTGTACTTACGCAGAGGCTTGCCATCCCGCGGAGACGGATCTCCCTCTTTCGGACCTTCAGGATCAGTCCAGCCAAGAGATTTCCAATCGAATGTACTAGCCGTGTTTCTCACCTCCTCTTTAATCAGGTCGATTTGAGCCGGGCACTCCGGCGGCTCCCTTCATTGTCCAGGCTGGCTGTGCTGTGATCCGGCGCCCGTCAAGTCCCCGATAGACTCGCGTGTGCCGATCTTCGGCCTTGCTGTTTCTCCGCGGCATGCTATTACTCTATTCTTTCGTTCACCTTAAAAATTTCCATCTGCAACTTGGAACGTAGTTATACCAAGTTGACGCCAGAGCTTGACTACCTGGTTGCGGTCATCGAACGCTGCCAATATGTTGTAGCGGTCTCGCACATGCTCATTGAACAGTTCTAGCTTAGCTTCCCAATCTGGGCGGTAGTCTCCATTCTTACGCATGTACAGAGCCCATGGGTACCCGTGAGGGATGACGTGTCGATAGAGCCAATTCGAAGTAGCTTCTATGCATTTTACCGGCCGTCCGGACACAAAGACAGACACCAAACCACGGTTTACAACAAAAGATCGAATCACCTCGATAACCGGCTTGTTAGGTAAATCATTGAGGCAGATGGTTTGATCGTACGGATCACGGCCATTGAGATTAGCAACTGTACCATCGATATCAATCAGTACGGCCTTGGATGTGTCAGGTAAAGCTACATAAGGCAGTACACCAGGATACATATCACACTTCGACTTTCTGATCATGTTTGATAACTGCGAGAGCCTCATCTAAATCATAGAACAGCCCTACACGTGTAATTGGTACGTGATTTTGGTCAAGTTGAATAACCATATACGATGTGTGTACACCATCTGATATCTGATTGATCCGGTAATTTCTGATGACGACATAGCGGCACAAATGACCAGGCGGCCAGTCAAGATTATTCGGGTCAAGGATCCGGATGCTCATTCTAGAGGTCCTCTCTATCGGTGGCTGGCATGAAAATACACACATTATCCCAGCCGCATATGGGACAAATACCGGCGATTACGAGCTCTGTTGGTCCTTCCCAGTTGCAATCTTGACATACGGCATATTCCATCGTTCTCACTCCTCTTGTCTACTACATCGAATCTTAGGTACTGGTCGTTACACCTGTCAAGGAGGAATTTCCATGGCCACTCCTGTTTCATCACCTGGCAACCCGCTCACTCAGGCCTGGGCTATCGGTACTCTTGACCGGCTGATCGGCACCTTCGTGGTGGCCTTCGTAGCGCTGATCGGTTTGGGTGCACCTGGCTTCGATGTGATGCACGTCGACTGGAAAGCGGCTCTTGCTGCCGCGGGGTCAGCCACCGCGTTGACCCTGGTCAAGTCCCTGATTGCTGCCTTCGTTGGTGATACCGGCACCTCGAGCCTTCTGCCGGGCGGTAAGTGACACTACCTCGGATCTTAGGGTCTGTGTTACCATGCCAGTATGGCAGAGACCAAACGTGAACCACTATTGACATACGAAGGTTATCGAGTAGCGGAAGCTCTCATGAGTGACATCAACGGAGAACATACCGGCTATCGCATCTCACAGCAGACCGGAGTGAGCCAAGGAGCGATCTACCCACTGCTCCATCGATGGACCGAAGCGGGGTGGCTTGTTACCCGCGATGAGACTTCTGCGGAGCATGCCGCGCGGGCTGGTCGTAAGGGTCGCCTTCGCAAATTAATCACCGTGACCGAGCTCGGCCGTGAGAAGATTCCGGCCTACTGGCATCGCTGGCAGGAGCGAACCAGTGCGTAAACTCATCATCCCTGCAGTGGCGACTGGGCTGCTCTTGACCGGCTGTGGTCCGGCAAATAATCATCCCGCTACGGAGTTCACCAGCTCTGCTCAAGGTACGACGGCTCCGGCCACAATAGATGCCATCCGAGCTCAAACCGGCAAGCCCTGCCACGCTCGCCACGTCAACGAAGCTGATCCGGAAGCCTGGGAACCTGACCTGGCGTGTACGCCCGGCAAGGCTAATCCCGCAGTGACCATCGGCCAGCTATGCCCCGTAGCCCACACACGCCAGTGGCGCGTTGACATCAGCAAGCAGAAAAAAGAAGCTCTTGCTCGTTACGACTACATAGACAGCCAGGGCAACCATCCGCAGACTTTGGCCAGCACTGAAGGCGATCATGCTGTGGCGCTGGTCGATGGTGGGGACCCTACGGCGCCGGAGAACATCTGGGCTGAACCGGAGCTTGGTCATCCGAACGAGAAAGACAAGGTAGAGGTGGCAGCGCACGCAGCGCTGTGTCGTGGTGCGATGACACTCCCACAGGTGCAAGCTGGCCTTGCTACCGATTGGTACGGGCTTGGTCAGCGACTTGGAGTCATCAAAACTGATTGATCACCCACTCAGAGTAATTACATTGACTGATACGTCCTACTGATGACGTATCAGCTCCCCCAATTGGCGCTAGTGGTATGTCTACCGTGCGTGCTACTACTGTGCAAATGCACGTGCGAACGCACTTAGCTTCTGGGGGAAATTGCATCGTGTCTTGGGTGACCGATGTCTTGCGCCGTGAGCATTGGGTGACCGACGACGCGATGACCCTGGGTAAGATCATTGGCACGTACGTAGGCATCTGTGGTCAAGAATTTTTACCGGCCAGCCTGACGGAGCCCCCGCGGGGGAGATGTGTGGTATGTGTGAAGTCTCACCTTTTCCCATGATTTTACCCGTTTAGCGGGACAGGAAACGGGCAGGAAGCGACATGATACGAGTCATGCCCGCGGAGTCTCAGTTTGAATTTTCAGAAAGTCTACCTTTTCCTGAGATAGATCTTTCTCGTTTGGTTGATGGCACTATTGTCACCATCGCAGTGGCTGGTGATATTGATCTAACCACGGCTGCAATCATTCGTCGTCATCTCCAGCGCACACTCCGATCACCTCCGTCCAGACTTATTATTGATCTGACTAAAGTGACTTTTCTAGGGTCAGAAGGTATAGCTTTGCTTATTGATCTACACAAGGTTGCGACAGCACTCGGCACGGTTGTCGTACTGCGAGGAACGACGCGCAGAGTAACACATCAGATACTACGAGTGACCGGACTGACGAGTATGTTTGTGGTAGAGTGACAGATGCATCACTGTTTTCCCTTTCCACTTCAGGTAACGGGCCTGGCTCTTCGGAGTCGGGCCCGTTTTTTCATGCCCAGATACTCCCGGTAACCTGCACTGCCTGTGACGGGGAGGCACTCATCGATACCACGGCGACGGGGCTGGCTGGTCTGTGCTCAGGTAGGGGTCGACCCGATCAGCCATCCAAGCAACATCCGAGAGTGCCGGGACCCAAACTGTGATGATCCTCCAGTACAGGTATGGGTCTCCGCAGGGAGAAGCTCTGAGCTAGTCGACTCCGGCGAGTTGTGGCCCCGTTGCCCCACATGCTGGACTGAGGCTGGCCAGCTTGCCACGTTGCACCCTGAGACGATTGCTGAGCTTCGTAGCATGCGCCGGTTGGACGCAGGCTGGCGCCGGGTTGGCGAGCTCAACGCGGCGCTCGAGGAGTGGACAACGGAACAATAACCAGAACTACTATTCGCTATTCTCTCCAAGATCGTACGCTATACCTATCGCAACACCTAAAATCACCGTAATCAGAGCAATGGTTAATAAGTGATGACTAGCTTCGAGGAAATCAATAAGAAGTATTATGAATATAGCTGACACTATGCCGAGAAGTGATTTCTTTACAAACGGAGTCATCGGTACAGACTCCTTACATATGACCGGGTGCAGTCATTTTGTCCTAGATAGTAAAGTCTCTTACCTATCCGCCGATCGACTTCTTTCTGATCTTCATCAAGTTCGTCCCATTCCACTAGCCATGACGGCTTAGGGTTGGACTGTTGACGAGCCCACTCAAGCCATATTTTTCGTACTTCCTGGCCAAGCTGCTCTCTACTTTTTACCATGGCTCCGCTCCTACTCCCATAATCTCGGCAAACATGTCCTCGTCGTCAATCGTGATATTAAGCCTATGATTCTGGTGTCCTGGTCTGCACACAGGATCGTAGAGTAAATCTCTGAACGCTGCCAAGGAGAACCGATCAGACTCCGCGGTGATAAAATCTCCATCTCCAGCGTCCGGCCCTGAGGTCACAAAAAATAAATTGTTTACAGACGCAGGTATTACTAGCGGGTTAGTGTTTCGTTCGCCAGTCATCACCCAATAGATCTCATCATCCTCGCGGTAGAGAGGGTAGCGACCTGGCTGCACAACAATCTCCGGACGGCACACACTGTTATCACCGGGGGTGATGGGGTACACGCGGAGCCGAGTGATTTCTATAGTGCCGATTTTGGCAACGCTTTCCACCAAGTATCTCCTTCCGCCAGCCAATCAGAATGGCCAGCAACGGGTCTGAGCTTCGTGTCATACGATCTGTGCCGATGAGGTCGAGGGTACGGTCAGTGCTTAAAATCTCCTTTATGGTATCCATGCTTTTCTATCGCGGTATGCTTCTATTCTGTTACTGATCTGTTCCTTTTTTATTTGTAATAATATCCCAGCTAGGGCAATCATCGTGGCAAGGTTCGCCAGCGTCAGCACCGCACCAGTGACATCCGCAATCCATATTTTTCATATCTTCCATTCTAATCCGTTCCTTCCTTTTCATGACCCTTACACTTGTCTCGGCAATTGCCGCACTCACCACAGACGCCCGGACATTCAAGAACACAACGACCGCAGACGGAGCAGGTTTGATGATCATGATCTAGACAGATATTGCAGACCGGGCAGAACTCGCAACACGCGGAACCGCCCGAGTGAGTCCGCGGCACAGGATCTGGCAAGTAATGAGCTGCCCTGCCGCACAGAGCGTGAATAGCTCCTTTTGGTGCTCGATGATAGCAAGCAGTGCACTTCGGCCAGTCATTGACCCGGCCACTCTTGCCGCCCAATGTGCCGCCAGAAGGGCCAGCCATGCCAACCCCTATGGGAGGGTTACTGCTTTTCTTTTGCCACGGCCAGCGCATAAGGATGCCTCTTCAAAGCCTCATTGATTAATTCAGGGGTAATGTCCCACGCTTGTCCGTGGTCATCTACACAATAACCAGCGTAGATTCCATGACGATAGCCAGGAGTGCAACTCAAAATTTCTAATCTCTTGTAACCGGATAACTGCAACAAGTCAATAAGCTGTTTCAATACATCTTCTCTATCCATTACACATCCTCTCCTAATCTTACCGTATTATTAATTTGTGCCTGTTCTTCTGCCTTTGAATAAGCCTCGAGAAGTCTGGGATCAGCCAAGCTGTTTACCGTGATACGTACCGGATCAAACTCAGCGAGCTTCTCTCGTCGTCCGAACAATTTGGCCACCCGGCGCACAGTCACTGACGCTTCCTGGGCGCCGGTCATCTCTGCATATGGTTCCCATTTGGCCTGTCGCTTAGCTCGACGCCACAAGGCTCGATAAATGGCCTGCGCGATAGCGGTAACCGCTACATAGGCGATGAGACAAACAATAATAAATATAACTGTTACCGCTATCGCCTTGCCCATAATTAGTGACCTCCTCCGACAATGACGGGAGACCCGGCCGGTACTGGCACGGCCTGAACTTTGCCATCCGCGATAGCTCGTGCTACGGCCAGTTGCATCTGGTAAGCCGTATAACCAGTAATGCCGCCAGGGAAGTTCGCTGCGGTGTTCTTATCAGTCTCTGCGGTGGTAGCCCTCAGTTGCGCGGCTTGGTTGTTCGCAAGTTCGGCCTTCAGTGCGTCATTGGGATCCGGTTTTTGAAGGACGATGCTGTCAATGATGAAGTAATCTTCACCGGTTTGCTCTTTAACGATTTTCGGAATCTCAGCTTTAGAGGCATTCTCCCAGTTCCCTTTAGTCACCGGATCCGTAAACAACTGCGACCAGCCGAATCCAAGAGCGGCATTACTGACTCCACGTTCGGCCGGAGCTCGGAGGAATTTGTCAAGTACCTGATCCCAACCCTGACCAGGCTCAGCCCCTCCTTCTGTGGCGTAGGCCACATATTGCATGCCGATAGTCTCATGGAATTTCTGTAAAATACCGCCTGGCCAGTTCTTGCCAAAAGCATCAGTATATGACTGGCAACTCGCGTTGAGATGGAAAGTGATATTCGCGGGAACACTCATGATCTGACCTTCTTTTGAAGTGATCGTAAGTGCTTGAAAATCACCACCTGGACCGAAGGTCAGGGTACGTTGAGCTGTCGTCGCAGGATAATAGAAGTAATCATCATTGATTTTGTGGTACTCGAGCCTGCTAGGCTGCACACAACCCATGTACACCCGATTACTGAACGGACCATTCTTGTAATGCAGACCCACCTGATTAGCCGCGGTGTCTGCGATGGAGCAGCCAGCAACCGCCAATGTCACAGGAATGGCAATAATTGCTGACCAGCGTTGCCACCGTTTCACACAAATTCCTTTCCGAGTCGGAATAGTGCGACGCATCTTATCATCTCCTCCAATTGAGGAAGAAACAGATCACCAGCCCTACGAGCACAGCGTAAGCCGTGCCGATAATTAAAAACTCTGCGATATTCATACTCGTATCAGAGTTCTATATTTCTGGTCATCCCAGAAATCGGCGTGATCCTGACACAATGGAATATCGTAGATTGTTGGCAATGATTGAGCCAACATAATCTCTCTGGTTGTCACCGCGAGCTCTAGGCACCGCCCATGACTAGGGAACCGGTGAGCACACTGCCCGTTCGCTAGTTTCGTGTGTATGTTCATCAGTTTATCGTTCCTGGTCTCCAGTTGGTACCGGTCACTGCGTCGAAAGTATTGGGCTCTTCCCAGTCTTCCAGGTATACAAGTTCTTCTTTTGTTTGTTCCCTGTCAGGGTTGTCTGTCTCATTTCTCCAAGGTCGTAGTCCCATTGTTAGTTTCCTCGCTTCTTGTATACCCAGTCCTGCCACATCTGCTCGCGGTCTGACCGTTGCTGGTCGCGCTCAGTCTGAGTGCTCGTGTCCTGCCGTTCGACTTGCTGACTGATATACTGCATGTGCCTGGTTTCCTTCCTACTCGGTTACTAGGTGCCTCGGGTTGGTGTTTCTTAACGGGTTATGCCAGCCCGAGGCTTATTTTATTATGTGAAGTGTGTTAAACACTTCATCTCGCCATTCATCGATATGATCTTCAGTATATTCTTTAGGGTCCGTCAAACTGTTCATGTAATCTCTGCACTCCTTTATTAGAAATTGGGGCCCGCGTCGGAGGCGCTGCTTACCTACCCTGCCAGTTTCTTTTAATTCCGATACTGTGTGTTTACTCGCGCGGGCCCACTGTTTAGTTTAAGTTTGGGGTTTGGTTGAGGTCGGACATTTATTTTCTTCAAAATTGGGGCCCGTGCGGGAGGCTGCGTGAACCCTGCCGCTACGCTCTTTTAGATTCCCTGATTTTCACACGGGCCCGCTGTTTAGTTTGGGTTTGGGGTTTGGTTACCGTAAGGGCAACAGCCATGGTTGCTGGTTGATAATCCACTCCTTGGTGGAGGTGTACATATCAGTGCTAGGCGAGTCGTACCAGGCATCAAGAGCCTGTACGACTTGGCCACCCTCGCGGGTGTCCAGTAGACCGTAGACCTGAGACAAGTCCAGCAAGCAGGTAAACATAGCGCTGCGGTCTAGTCCGTTCTTAGCCTTCATTTCTAGCTCCTCAGTTCTTGTGTTCCTGCTCTGTTGTCTAGTACATCGGATCTGATGTACTAGACGTTACAGACAGAGGGATCACCTGTCAAGCTGGACAGCTCAAGATTTTTAGTCCAGACAGCAAGAGACCGGTACCCCGCGTCTGGGCACCGGTCTCTGTGGAGAGTTTGACTCTAGGCCGCGGCAGCCTGCTTGGTCCTCAGGTGCTCGAGAATCTGCGGGTTTTGCGTTCGCCACGCGGTCACAGCGAGCTCCGGCAGGCGACCCCGCTGAGCCAGGCTGACGCCATTGGCAGCCGCATACTCGCGTACCGCACTTCGCTCTTCCGGGGTCAGACCGGATCCAGTCGGCGCTGCCGTGGTGGACTTGGCCGGACGGCCACGCTTGCCAGTACTGGCCTTGCGACCAGCCTCAACATATCGACCAAGGAAATTCCGAAGCTCGTCCTCCTCCGCAGGAGTCAAGTCGATCTCGTAAGTCACCCCCGCAAGACCGAACTCCACATTGCGGGCATCGCCTTCGCCACTGAGATCACTGGCGATCTCTACAGTAACCTTCTGTGCCATAGGTGCTCCTTTGATAGGGGGTCCTGACCTAAGGCGATTATTACACCATTAGGCTAATTTATGTCAACTTTGGGGGGTCTGTGACCGGTTTAGCAAGCTATCTGCTAGGAGTTTTAGTGATGACCGGACTCACCGCGTTGATGCTGGCAGGAGCTCTGACACTGATAACCGGGTATGTCGTGCTGTGGTGGGGGATCCTGCTCATGGCCGTCAAAATCGCCCATTGGACGGACATCTGGTCTAACAGCTAGTTGCTACCCTTGAGTTGCGTGCGTTACATGATCCTGACAAAGCAGGGCCCCTAGGGTGCTCCCCAGCCACGTGGCCGGTCCCTAGGGGCCCTGCTTTTTGTTGTTACTCGTCAGTCGGAGGCTCCACCTCGATCCCTGTTGGGTGGGCCATGCGCCATGCCCGCGTCTTGATCCGATAGCGCCACTTGCGCCGTTCAGCCGGATCTGTGGGCTCTTCTTCCTGCGTCACATGCAGGCCCACGTTAAGCCACACATCGGAGTTGTCCGGCTTGAGCAGGCCATACAACTTGTGATAAGCGACTTTCTGAGCACGCTCCAACCAGGCCAACCGCTCTTCGATCGCTCGAGCTGCCTGAACAAAAAGATCAATATCGGTCTCTCGGTTGCCGCTGACTTGTTGCCCCAGTACGCGCGACACCACCTCCCCCTCGGTCACCCCATGTGACGTGACTTCCTGATTGCTCACTGCTGGCGTTCCTCCTGACGGTCTGTCCGATCCTGCCGGACCGGGTTTCAGTTACGTAATTGAAACTGTAGTATGCCGGTCCAAGGTAGTCCTGACTACCCCACGGGCGGATGACGGTCCGTCCGTAGGCACCCGGCAGGGTCTTGACTCCGGCCGTGCCGGGTGCCGCCACCAACGGAGTCAGCTAGGCGTAACGAATGTGATCGATCTTGCCGCGGTTCGGAAGACCCAGAGCCAGATTAATGCGGCTATCTGGGGCTGTGCCGGTATCGCCATGTCTGCTTCAGCTATCGCAGGAATTACCGGATTTTGGAACCTGCAACACGATGGCTGGGGTCTTGCCTCAGGTCTCACTACTTCGGTAGCCGTGGACACGGCTCTTTGGGTAGCTCTGACCTCTGATCAACTCATGGAGCGCGCGGGCCTGGCCGCAGACGGGCCTTGGGCTCGCGCCGTACGCTGGGGCACCGCGGTGATGTCGATCTTCCTCAACGTGCTGGCTGCGGTGCTATCTCCTATCGAAGCCGGTTTCAAATTTCTTCTGATCGTGATTCATGCCTTTGCGCCATTGATCATGGTTGGTTTGGCAGAGCTCCGAACGGAGAACGGTCGCAAGCTGGCTGCCAGGGAGCGCGAGGCTCTCGAGCAAGAAGAGGCCCGACGTAGGGCCCTTGATACTCCGATCGTTGCTCCATCCGAGCGAATCTCACCCCCGGTGCCGATCGTCTCTGTTCCGGACCCCCGGCTGGCCAGTGAGGTTGCCGAACTTCGCGCGGAGCTTGCTCGAGTCAAGACGTTGACCCCGGCTCCTCCCACGCCCAAGCCTCCGCAGACGGTAGTGACTCCCTTGCGGCCTGCAACTGAATCCTCAAAAAATCACCGTGGGGCCTCAGTAACCGATCGGATCGTTACTTATCTCAACACTCATCACTGTGGGGACCCTTATGGAATCACCGCGGAGATTTTAGCGTCTAAAACTAAACAAAATGTACACACCTGTAAAAAAGTTCTCACCGATTGGCGTCGGGGGCAAACTGACAAATCACAACGTAGGACGGCGACACCATGACTATCACTGATATTTCTCAGCCACCGGAGCCTGAGAACGAGGAACAACGGCAAAGTGCCATGCGACGGGCCCTCAATCGATGGTTCCGAAGGCCAGAGCCTGAAGACTATGAAGAGGTGACCGGCACTGAACTGTCACCATACGTGCCAACACCGCGAGAGCCCGAGCTCGAGCCACTGGCTTGGCTGGAAAAGCACAAGCTCACATTGCCTGACCGGCGACGGGTCAAGGCTCGAAGCAAGGAAGTAGCCAGGCACCTGCCCGGTATGGCCGTCAAGTTTGCTTTTACCACCCTCCCACGGAGAGCTTGGGACGAAGGCGTAACTCCCGTCTGGCGTGGTTGCGGCAAATGTGCAATGGCTTACTACAACTGGTTGACCTCCGCCTATCTCGCGGAGGCTCACAAAGACGCCGAAGGCACCCGTAAATCAGCGATTAACCAGAATAGGCACAAGAGTCATGGCTACAAGCTCTGGGCTTCGGTCTTCGGCGCTTGTACTGCTGCCGGAGGCATGGCCTACCTGTACTTCTATCATTTTATTCCGTTTCTGGTCGTACTGGGTGTAGTGCTATTTCTTCTCGATGTGCTTGGCCGTGTGGGAGAAGAGAAGAAACAAGAGATTGCTCCGGTTCACACTCAGCCACTTAGTGAAGGTATGGAGTACGGACAGCTCACCGCGACGATTCAAGCTGGCCTCAATGAGACTATTGGACTGGACAGCGAGGGTAAGCCACTTGCGCGTGTTTCAGGTCTTGTTACTTATGATTTTGAGCGTGGAGAGTTCCGACAGCCGATCACTACATATCACGACTTCGAAGAAAAACACATTCGCTATCTAGAACGTCGGGTGGCGGCACGACCCGGCAGCATATTCGTCTTGCAGGAACCGAAAATCTCTACTCAGCGAACCATGGTCATCAAATATCGTGACCCGTTCCGAGATGTGCCGTCTGCTCCGTTTATCAAGCCTGGTACGAAATCTATTACCGAGGGTTGTGTTATCGGAGTATCGCAGACTGACCGACAGTTCCTTGTGCATGTAGCTGGTCTGCATGTTGGCGTGGTGGCCCAGTCGGCAGGTGGCAAGTCCGAAGGGATCATTGCCTCTTTGATCGAGGCTATCCTTGCGACACACAATGCTGTGCCGGTTGGCATTGACCTTACCGAAGGACCACTATTTCCAATTTATGAAGGTCTTGTTCAAAAAGTTGCATACACTCCCAAAGATGCGGAGGAACTTCTCGGTTGGCTGATAGATGAAAAAAGTCGTAGAGCTAAAATTTTGCAGAATATTGCTCGCAGTGATGATCCGAACGTCAAGGGCCGTGAGTGGAACGCAGATCTCGCGGCGCTGTATAACGCTCCGAGCATCCATGTCATTATCGATGAATTAGCAATGACAACAAAATTCGATGGTAAGGGCGGCAGTATTAATCTGCGGGCACCGATCGAAGAGCTCGCCCGTACCGGGTCCAAGCACTGGATCACTCTTATCACTGGCCAGCAGAAGACCGGTAACAATGACGCAGGTTCTACTGGTATCACCGACAACATGCACGTCTGGCTAGTAGGTCCTTGCTCCCCAGATGACGCTAATGCAATCTTCACCGCGGAGGGGCGTAAGCAGGGATATGCACCTAACTTGCTGAAGTCGGCAGAACGGGGCAAGTCTCCTAATGATGCTGGTCGATGCTATGTCAAGGCTCCCGGCTATGGCCCGGACGTGTATTGCTCCTATCGGCCGATGCCGGAAGACGAACTCAAGCGTCGCCGCAAGATGCGCCTTGAAATCGGAATACCGATGTTAAAACACTGTGGTGAAGATGATAATGATGAAATTATGGAGGCTGAGGTGGTTCCAAGCAGGCCAGTGCTCGAGGCTCTCGCGGCAGCCTTCGAAGATATTAATCCGCCGGACGGCAGATTGCCGAGTGCTTTGGCTGCTCAATGGATCAGTGAAAGGACCGATATGGAATTTACTCAAGAATCTCTGGCCGCTGCTCTAAAGAAGGAGCTCGGTGATGACCGGGCACCGCGGACGTACAGCAACCGGTGCAAGATCGTGAAGATCCTTAATCCGGAGGCTGAGAACACCAACCGCAAGTACTACGCACATGCGGACATTTCGAGCCTCATGGCGGGGGTGTGAGGGGGCTACGAGGGGGTCAACTGTTGCGGGTCTGTTGCGCAACATCAGGTGCCCTGTTGACCCTCTCTGTCAACCCCCTGGCTACATGGTCATACCTCCCGATTGTCCGGGTATCCGAGCGCGTACTCCAGTGCGCATCCGCAGGTACTGACCGGGTACTCACGCGAGTACTCAGGGGAGGTGAGTACCCGTGGGCATTGCACTTCTGATACTCGTGGGAGTACTCGCGGTTTGGGCGCGTCATTGCTGGCGTTGGCCCTATGTGACCTGCAAACATTGCGAGGGCAAGAAGCGTGAGTACTCGTCGGACGGCGCGTACTTCCGAGACTCTGAGTGCGCGTTCTGCCTCACCAACGGGTATCGGTACCGGTGGGAGCTTCGATGGCTGACCCTGCTGTGAGTACCCGCAACATCGCTGACCTGTCCAGCTTGACAGGGGTCATCTGTCCGGGTACTTTGTGCCTAGGAACTTAGGCAGTTGAGAGGTAGAAAGATGAGTACTCGGAAAAGTGTCAAATCGACCCATGCGGGGACTTGTTCGCAGCGTCTGCAAGATCGTACGCAATGGGTCCGAAACACCGGACAGAAGGCCGGACAGTTTGGGGCTGTAGGGCTGTTTACTTTGACTCTGGCGGGCTGTGGTGGCCATGCATTCCTCGACAACAGCCCGACCTGCGGCTGGTGGATGGTACGGCGTCACCCATGTCAACGTGGACGGCAAAATGGTTCCGTGCGTGACTTGGAAAAATGGCCACGCGGGCGGAATCAGTTGTGATTTTGCGGGGTCGAAGTGACTATTCATTGTGATCCTGGCTATCACCCGGATGATTTTACCTATCGTTTTCACGTTATCCACTATTGCTCACCCGATGTGCCAGGCAATGGACTTCCGTGGGACGCACCCACCGCGTGGTCGGCCATCGGCACGGGCGCCTTCTTCCTAGTGATTCTTCTCTGTCTTGCTTACCTCATAATTTTCGATAACAAAGATCGGGGGCAACAAGAATAATGGCTATGCATCCAGCGATTGACGCACTCAAACAAGAACTGGAAAAACGACACAAAAATGCTGACCAGTATCAAGATAGTGGACTATACGCCGCGGCATATAACGAACGTCGCGAGGCTAACGGTATTGAGCGAGCTATCGCCATCATAGAGCCTTGGCTTGGAGGTGAACGCGGATTATAAGTGAGCGCGGACTGCGTGACTTGGACTGGATCGTTGCCCAGATCCAATACGACTTTGAAGAAGACAACGATGACGTTAACGGCAATTGGCGAATAGTGCGGGGCCTGGAGATAATATCTATATTCTTTTTGAGCCATACGATGATGGCTCTGCGGAGTTTGTCTATCCACCTAAAGCCACTCATTATCGCCTTACGCCCATTGTTGTAGAAGAGGGCGATAACGCAGTGCAGAAATTTGAGGAATGGACTAAAGGTCTACAGGAGGAGGAATGAGTTTATTATGGCAGATATTACTGCCAGTGATATTACTGCTGATCGCGATTCTAGGGATACTGATCTGGGCCTGGATCGCAGCACCCCGCGAGGAGCCGTGGGTACAGGACGAGGAAGAAGAGTGATTCTCGCCTGGATTTTTCTTCAGCTGGCCGAGATCGCGACACTGGTTGCTGTTGTTATGGAAATGTGGGGTTTCTTTTTCGGACCGAATGAGTGGGTATATCCCGCCGGGATTTCAGCACTCGTTTTGCTCGTCATTATCTGGTTCGTCCCGTGGAATATTGACTGAGACTCGGTGGGATGAGGAGACGTAATTATGAGTGACGTTGTGTTCGTTGGGGCTATGCAAAGCATTTTTATTGGAGCTCTTGTGACACTGGGCATAGTTGTAATTGTCGAGATTTTAAGGAGGTGAAGTAACTAATCATGATGGGCCACGGACACACCTCGTTTAACCTGGTTAACGGCCTGGCATTGGGTGATGCACTTGCCCTGCCTCCGTTAGTCACTCTCACCATGGGCGTGTGTCTTGCTGGCGCCGGAACACTGCCAGACATTGACTGCCATGGATCGACAGCCAGCACAGCGTTCGGACCTTTCTCCGATGCTGTTCACCATGCGTCGAAGCATTTACATCACATGGTTGCTGCGTCCCTGTACTCCGAACATGATTTCGAGAATGGGCACAGTGAGCACCGCGGGTTGACGCACTGGTGGCCGTTCTGGATTGTCTGCGGGGGCGGGGTAGAGATTGGCTGCCTCACCGTTGGGCGATGGTTCGTTATGGGAGTCATTGCCATACTCTTCGCGCTGGCCGCGCGGGGACTTTCTATTCCGGACGTGCCAACTGAGCGACAAGATCGGTTTCTTGACTCACTCAAACATGAATTTGCGATGCGCTGGGCTTACCGACTTCTACTCCTGTGCCCGTTCACGTGGTGCATGCGACTTTTGAACAAACGGGTACGTCGCACTCGCCGTTACACCTTGTTCAGTATCTTCAGTCATGACTTCGGTTTCCGATTCGGAATCGGTAAAGTAGTCACCCTGGGAGTCTCGGTACTGATTTCATATGCTCTTGTGACTCAGGGAGTGGCGTCCACCATTGGCCCCTGGCTTGGCCTTATTGTCTTCGCGGGTATGCTCCTTCACTGGCTAGGTGACTCACCTACGCACATGGGCGTGCCCGGTTTTCTGCTTCACCACAAGTGGAAGCTGCCGTTTTGGGCCAGCTTCTACGCGGGCGGTCCTTTCGAGGTTGCGGTGATCTGGTTCTGCCTTGGATGGCTCAACCTTCTTCTGATTCCTGGTCTTGCGCCACGGTGGCTCGAGATGGATGTCATCACCTGGGGCGGTTTGTTCTTAGGACTAATAATTTTGTTGGCCATCATTGTGGAAGGCACACAACGAACGAAACAGAGGAGGTATGCAACATGAGGATTAAGAAGCAAAAGAATAAAGCCAGAATCGCGTTTCCGGCTTACGGGAATGCGTGGTTTGTTGTTAGTACTATCAATGGTGCGTGTTATTTATCGGACGTTCATGGCATAGAAAGTAATGAATGGACAGAGCTTTATGTAGCAGAACTACCAAATCCTGACGGTTACTGGAGATATTCCACGAGTGAGATATTGCCAGTATGGGATCTTGGCGATGGACTAGAACTAACAATCAGTGATGACTTAGAAGGTCTGACTCTGAGTGGTGCAGGTACTCGATATGATTTAGATGATCTCGAAAAAGAGGCTCTCATGACACTCGCCGCGGTAGCAGCTTTGCGGAAAATACTCAAGGAGCGTGATAGTCAGTGACTCAAGCTGTTCAGCCTTACCAGGAGCCTCCTCGAGAGCTCCCGCATCCTCCTACGGAATTTAATCTAGGAGGGCATCGTTACGTACTCATTCCTACGGAGCAATCACCTCTTCCTGTCCCTCAGCATCAGGGTCCAGTCATTAATGGGATTCCTCATGTGCCAGGACCTCATGGCTACCAGCCGTATCGAGCTCCTTACCATGCCCACCCGGCCAATCCTCCCTGGTTGCGAAACCACTATACCCGCGGGACGGGGATTTTGATCGGAGCAGCCTGCATCGGAGTTGTTCTTTTCATCGTAACGGCTGCACTCTTTACTTTGGTGACATGGGCCCTGGCCAACCTCATGGCCATTGCAGTGACGGTAGTGATCGTCTTTTTCGGCGGCTTAATCCTTTTAGGCAAGCTCGCATCCGTGCGGCACGGACACCCGATAAGGAGGTGATAATTAATGGGATGGCTATGGCCCACAGCTACTGAAGAGGAAGAAGACGAAGAGCTCACCTATACCCGCGGATTGGTCGCTGTTCATGAGTCGGGACACGCAGTGGCGTGCGACGCCTACGGCATTCCTTATTCAGAGATCCACGTCTCCGTGAGTCGTACCTACTGGACTGGCCAGCTTGAGTACACGGGTTACGTTCACACAGCAGACAACTATCATGGTCAGGAAATGCAGTACGCGGCCATGTGTTTGGCAGGTAGAGAGGCCGAAGCTCTATGGCTGATGGATAAATACGGCTGGCGCAAGGGAAAAGCCCGTTCTTTTGCAGAGGACCACGCGGGTACTGATATGCGTAATGCTCAGTTCCTTGTGGGTCGAGGTGGAATGTATCAGGCTGAAAAACAAGCTCGACGTTTAGTCGAGTCTCATTGGTCAAGAATTACCCGGTTAGCGGGACAACTCTAAAAGAGAGGAATTAGTACAGTGGCACGTCGAGATGAATCACCTTGTGAGAACAACTGCGGTCATGCAAAGTCCGACCATCATTGTCGATACAAAGACATCAACACAAGCAGGGAAGTATGGAAGTGCCAGTATTGCTCTTGTAAGGTATATCCTCAACAAATGGCCAATGGTGATCCTAATTTCATCTATGTTGAAGGTGTTGGCTGGGATTACGCATCAAACGCCCATAAATACAATAAATCAGCTAGTAGTGGCCGTCGATTTTTTGGACTATTCTAGAAGGCACATTGGTAGGTCTAATCATTTGGAGTCATGAAAAAGGGACTTTTGATGAAATTAGGATTATTAACCGGCGATAGCAGAGAGGGTACGAGTGAACAAGCCCCTCGGCACTACCACCACGCACCATCCCGCGGGGACTTCACTTACTGTGGCATGAGTCTGGTTGGTGCAGTGCCTAGTGGCCCTCCGGCTCGTGGCGTGACAGAGTGCCCTATCTGCGCTGCCAGGAGGTGAGTTAGATGAGGCTGTTTGATCCTGATGATGGAGTCTTGCCAGCACTTGAGCCGGATGCTCGTAAGGTAGCCATTGCAGAGCTACAAGCCTTGGCCAATACCTTTCATCGCTCCGCGGTGGCTTCTGGAAGCCTCTCAATCAGAGTGACCTACACGTCCTGTGCTGAGTATGTGGAAGGCCGGATTAGGGCACTTCAGCGAGGCGACCAGTTCCACGTCTAGTGTCACCCGTTCAGGGTATTGCTGTCTAGCTGGACAGGTGGGTACTGTCTAGCTAGACAGCTTGAAACGAAAGAACAAGGGGCCAGCAATGAACGCAACGCAAATGACAAAGATGATCGGCCAGACAGGTAATATCTTCGGTTCTGGTGACATGCGTATTTCTGTTCGCATTATTGATGTCAAGGTGTCTTATGGCAGCGTTCGTTATCAGGTCAAGCCTGTAGCCGGTTGTGGTACGGCATGGATTGACGCTGACTCAATTAAGCTCTACGAGGACTGATACCAATGACCACGACAGTTGAGCGCAGCGCTTTTCGAATCTGGCGCCTATTCCGAACTGATGGTGAAGTGTCAGGGGTAACAATTGAGTTTACTATCTCCGCGAGGACAGAGCAGCAAGCCCGTGAATTGGCTTGCGACACTGTTAAGCCCGAAGACAGTAGGACGTGGCTTGATCGGCGTACTTCTCGAGCTATCGAACTAGGTAAGGCTGATAGTAAATTTCAGGAGTTGCAGGTCATTTCACAATACGCGGTACCAACAATGAAAATATCTTTCGAATGGTCGGTTAGGCCTCCTCAGTATGATGTCGATGCCTGGCCCGCATGGATAGGTCCCGAAGCTGAAGCACGGCGCATTTTGGAAGATGGCTGGACTTTACATAAGCGGCCTCGTTTCTCCATGTACGGGAAGTGGGAAGAAGTGAAATGATCGAATTAATAGCAGAAGCGTCAGGTCCTACGATAACTATTCTCGGTGTATTAGGGTCTATAGCTTTTATCATGGGCCAGCCTGAATACGGAGTGAGTCTTCTAATCTTCGCCGGGGTGCTGATTGTAGTAGCTTTATTATCTATTTGGGTCTTAAAACGACGTGGTGAGTGGTAATTCGCAAAATTAAATAATCTGATTTACCTCGCACCGGGTATAGGTGTTAAGTGGAGAGGAGGTGAGAACAATGCCACCGCGGTAGGGAAAGCCTACCGGGATGCGGGATAGCTCAGTCAGGTAGAGCGCCGGTTTCATACTCCGGTGGTCGGGAGTTCAAATCTCCCTCCCGCAACGTGAGAAAGGAGAAAGATGTGAAAGGAAAGGGGAAGGGTAAATGAATCCTACTGGATGGTGCTGCACAGCATGGTCTCACTGCACCTGCGGCAACCTCGATGCTCACACACCCGATGACCCCGGCCCAACGACTGACTATGACTTTTCCTCCAGTCATCCCTCACTGTGCCGGTTCTATCGGTCCGGGCTGGTTGACAGAACACGAAACCGTCCGAATGAATCTCATCACTATTGTTGATGCCAGTATTGTTCAAGAAAACATTGATTGGGGCATGCTGGCCAATGACATTGGCGAGGCCATCGAAAAGACGAGTGTCGAACAGCATGGACTGACTTTTGAAGATCGGGCCATTGTTCGTGTACTTCCTCAGTTCATAGCCGCAGTGACTGCGGCACAGAAAGAATTAATAGAAAGTGGAGAATGATGGTACAGATCGGAATCGAAACCGGGCCGGAACCTTTCGAGCCTAATGAAGAGCATATAGCACACTATGAGGACTATCGTAAATCAGCGCGTAAGGCTGGAAATTTTGGCAATTATGACGCCGCGGTGGCTACGGCACTTCTTGCGTTAGCTGCTCAAGTCGCTCGGCTCGCGGACGTAGCAGAGTATCAAACTAAGATCAATGCAAAACACAGGTATGAGGGATAAAATATGACACATCGATTCTTTGAGCCATCACCTCATGACGTAAACATGGGCAAAGTACGGTCTTCTCATGATGTCAGGATTATAAATTTCAGAGATGAGTCAACCTGCAATCAGTGGCATGGCGGAACGATTATTTATGTTGATGATTCTGCTTATGTACGTAACTTCGTCACTGATACTATTGCATGTTGGCCCGACACTAGCATCCCGATCGATCAGCTCATTATTGACGTGCAAACTGATAACGGGGTAGGCAGACTCTTCTTTCGGCACGAAAGCATGCTTGACGAGTATGGTCAGCCTAAGCTAGGTACCAAGTATCGGGCACTTGTCGAGGCTCTTGAGTCAGCAGATCATGCCGGTCGGTTACCTATGGTGGGAGCGCAGCTGTGGGTGCGTTGGACAAACATCACCCCTAACGGTCGGAAACTCTGGGAAGTGAGATATGAAGATGGGGTCTGTAAATGATCCAAACTGGAATCTGGACCGGCCAAAAATGGGCGGCTCGACTTGGGCATGGACCCTCCGTGCGAGTCAAATACTTCAAATTCGATAGAGGTGAAGTTGTCTTCGAATACATCAGCACTTGCATCAAATATCCTCAAGACGTTATGGATCTGACAAGTTTTACTCAACGATTTGAACTGGTGAGCAATGGATGATTACGGGCTCACTACTGAGGATTATCTGCGGGCACTCCGACAGGCCTCCTCAAAGCTCTCAGAAGCTCTGAGCTTTTATCAACAAGCCATCACCTCAGCTCGTGAGGCCGGAGCCACCTGGGAGCAACTGAGCACCGCGGCTGACATCCCTACGGCCACCGCGCGAAGTCGTCATAGAACAGCGGTACAGGGTGGTGAGATGCACCTGCACATCGATCCCTTGAAAGATCCTTTGGAGGAGCAAGATGGAAAAAGCAATTTTGTGCGCTGACATGGTAGTTTGGAATGAAGAACAACTACCTTTTAAGGTGCTCATGATTTATCGTAAATGGCCTCCTTACGAAGGTATGTGGGCCTTGCCGGGAGGTCATGTCGACCGTGGTGAAACATTCGAACAAGCTGCAATAAGAGAACTTAAAGAGGAAGCGGGCTTGGATTTGGCCAAAGTGCACCGTGTAGGTATTTATGACACACCAGACCGTGACCCTCGAGGCCGTGTTGTATCCGTAGCATTCACCGCGCGGGCTCCTTTGGGCGCACAACTCATAGCCGGAGATGACGCGGCAAAGGTTGCCTGGATACCCGCGAGGCAAATAATTTCAGGTGAGGTACCTGTGGCCTTCGATCATCAACAGATCGTTTTTGATGCCTATCAACTAGGCAGTTTTCCGGAGGAAATGTAATGTATAAACGATTATGGGCTTTTCTTGTGGCCCTGTCCCTGGCTATCGGCGCCGGAGCGATCCTCGCGGCGTGTGGCCGCGACGATGATGACTACACCGCGGCGCCCGCTGCTTTCGCCATGCCTAATGGTGAGCAGTGCTACGGGTGGATGAATAACCCGCATGAGACTGATAACTTCGGTCCGGCCTGCCCGTTCGCCATGCCCCAAAGTCAGCCAGTGCGTCAACCTGGCATGTCGGATATGGACTGGGCCATTTTGGGCGGTCTGTTCGGGTACTACATGGGTCACCACTCCTACTACAACCGACCTTGGTATTACGACAACTACATTGGGCCCGCGTGGACTCGTTACCCGGCCGGTAATTACCTGGCTTATCCTGGCCACCCGGTCACCAGAATCACCAACGTCACTGTCTACAACGGCGTCACTCGAGATATCGACACCCGCAATGCTGTCTTCGAAAAGAAGTACTCCGCGGATCCTAAATACTCGACATACAAGACCGCCAACGGCAAGACTTACAATGGCAAGACCGTTCCGAGCAAAGCATTTAGTGGGACGAACGTGCCGGTTAAGAAATCGCCTCTTGGCAACGCGGGATATGGCACGAGCAATACAATCAAACCAAACACAAGCACCAACACGGGTACGAGTAGATCAGGATATGGCAAGAGCTACGGCGGGTCTGGCGGTAGTTGGTTCAATAGCAGACCTAGCTCAGGCTCAAAATCATATGGCAGTTTCAGCAGCGGAAGTAGAAGGAGTAAATAACCATGAATAAAATCACAGAACTAACTGACGAGCAGCTGGTTCAATTCGCAAAAGAATTGACACCAGGCACGAAGGTACTAGCAGTAACAGATGATCCGGACAATCCTGACCAGATTGGTATCATCGTTAAGCCCACTGCGGAGGAATTGGCGTATGCCAAAGAGAATCTCTGTGGGTTTGATGACGATGATGTTCCGTGCTACACCCTCGTTGCTTGGTCATGGTCTGATGAACCCAATGAAGTGTTTGGTCGATACTGGGAAGCCTTGGATGATTTGCAAAAGGTGGAGGATTAAGAGTAATTATGGCTTATTACGCGGAACTGATCGGTGATCAATTCGTTCAGTTCACAAAAGAATTACCACCCAACACAAAAGTACTGCTAATAGAAGACGATCTAAACAGTCCTAGTCAAATTGGTATTATTGTCAAGCCTGCTAGAGATGAACGGGTCGATCACGATCAATATCGTGATCGTGTATGTCGTAGAAAAGAATCGGCTTGCTGTGTCCTCGTTGCCTGGTCATGGCCAGACACGCCAGACGAGACTAACTGTCGACTCTGGGAGCCTATCGGAGGTTTGCAGAAGGTCGAGGACAGTTGACCATGCCCATTATCCCGGTTACCTTCTGCGGAAACATCGCTGAAATCGGCGTCGAGCCTAATGCGTGGAAGTCCGCTTACTATCAACTCGAGCTCGCAGAACCTGACACAGTCACCGCGGTGGCATTGGCTAAGACCATGTACCTCGACAAGGAGCTTGCTCAGCTTGGTCAGGCTGACCTTATTGTATCGACCATTCATCCGGACTATGTACCGCGGTGTCAGGCAATCACTCACGCAGATATGGAGGTGGACGAAGACCGAGAGCTTGCCCTTTACCCTATCGAAAGCCTCTACACCGTCTGTGGATGGATTAAAGAGACCGGAGAGACCTACTGTGACTACTGGGTAGCCAACGGGCCCAAGCTGGCTTATGCGATGGCTTGGCATCACTTGTTGACTTCTGTTGGTGAGTTAATGGTCTCCTGTGTCCATGAGGGTGAGCTCGTTCGGGTGGAGTGGACTCCTCCCTATATAGACCCGATATGCAAGACTGAGGGAGACATTGAGGCACGGCTTAAAGAGTTAATGGGAGACAGCCCATGACCGCGGCAGAAGTGGCAAGTAAATGACAAAGAACAAGCAAGAGGAGGTCTGTCCTAATCTTCTTCACGAGCTAGAAATTCTTGCTGTACGATGGACTAATTTAGGTTTACACCAGATGTCTGAAGAATTACGGACTGTCCTTGCCGGACACCTGAGGCCAGGTCTTAAAGTCAGATATTACTATGCCAGTGAGTGGCGTATCGGAGTGCTACTTACCCGGCCTGGCAAAGATAATCCTTGCTGGCAGATTCAACGCAATGGTTTCGGTGGGTGGGTCGATCAAGTAAGACCAGGCCCCAATACAATTAGGGTTTACATATGAGACGGCTTCTTATCACCGGATCACGGATGTGGGCTGACTGGGATATTATCTACCATGCCCTCGCCGCGGAGTGGCTGCTGTTCGTGGAGAAACCCATACTCGTTTCCGGGCATTGCCCTCCGCGGAAAGATGAGAAAAACACTCCCGGCGCTGACTACATCTGTGAGTACTACTGGAATAACTGGGGAGGGCCAATAGAACGATACCCTGCTAAGTGGCGAGAGAATGGAGTACTAAATCGGGCAGCCGGTTTCGAGCGTAATCACTATATGGCCAATCTGCCGGATGTCTACAAGTGTCTAGCATTTCAGCTAGACGGCTCCGGCGGCACTCAGAATTGTGTGGACGAAGCACGAAAGAACAACATACCTGTCAATATTTATGAGCGATGGAGCGTATACAGTGACGAGTCGCAAAGAAATAAGTTACCGATTTGAGTCATGGCTCCCTGACTGGTTCACTCCCTGGGTCGCACTCGTAATTATTTGTCTTGGTACCGGCTTTTTGGTGATTATTTCATGATTCATAATAAACATCAGCGCTCCATGCTCCGCGTACCAGTTCACGTGCTTATCGGCGTTCAGCCACGGGCCGGACTTGGATGGGAGTGGGACTGCAAATTTGAAAGCTGCCGCGGGAGAGGAGTCACTATCAATCGTGACGAAGCATATGACGCCGGAGTGACACACTGGCATAAAGCGCATGCCGCCACGGGAGGAGGTATCAAGAATGAGTGATGAGACCAGCCAGCCTATTCAGCCGGGCAAAGATCAGCCTAACGGTCAAAAGGATAAAGGCAACTTGGACGAACCTGCCCATTCAGGGAACAAAGATAATGGAGATGTCCGGCCAGAGGAGGAACGATGACGAGCCCTGTGCCTCGAACTGTTGCCTTAGGTGGCGTGTATCGTCACTACAAAGGTGACCATTACGTGGTGCTCTTCATCGGCAAAGACTCCAATAACGATCGCAACGGTGAACCAACAGTAGTCTATATGTCGATGGACGAGCCTTGCCGTGGTGCTGTCCGTGTGCGCCAGCTGGACGAGTTTCTTGAGCAGGTATCGGTTGACGGTCGGAGGGTCAACCGGTTCGAATTTCTCTATCTGGCTAAGAGGATGTGAAAGATGAAGTGCTACCACGGTGATGGCAATGAAGAAGAACTGAATAAATTAGTTCAAACTGGCGAGCTAACGCAGCATGACGCTGACGCTATTCGAGGTCTTAGAAATTTTTTACGAGAGCAGGCGAGGAAAGAAAATAATGACCCTCTACGTGGATAACGTTAATATCCCCGCGGTGGTACCTAATCCCTGGACTGGCCGCGCGGTACGAGGCAAGTGGTGTCATCTCATATCCGACCTTCTTGACCCTGAGCTTGAGTTGCATCCTTTCGCAGTAAATGTCCTTGGATTGAAGAAAGCCTATTTTCAGCAAGGTACTGGCCTCCGCGGTGAGTACTGCCCTGGGCACGATCATTATGACCTAGTGGAAAGTAAGCGAAATCTCGCCATCAAGCACGGCGCCCGGCCTATCTCAGCGGTCCAACTGGGGCAGATCACCGTCATGAAGACAGAGTTATGGCGTGCACTGGTAGCCGCGAAAGCACAAGAACTAGCGTGACTGAAGACCTTGAGCACTTCGTGCAAAAGCATGTAGACGGATGCAGTGCCGCACTGGTCGTAGACGGCAATGCGGACGAAATAATAACCCGCTTGCTAGCGGCTGGCTGGACGTGGGCTGATCGATCGTCCGTGCACTGCGCTGGCAAGCGGGTTAGATATTTATGTCCTCCTAGGGGGTCGACTGACCGGCCGGAGCCGGAGGGGCAGCTCCTTTAGATCTGGTCTTCTTTGGCCCCGTGTTGCCTCCTGAGGCAGTCTTCTTGTTGCCTGCCGACGTTCCTGTACCTTGACCTCCTGGGTGCTCCCAGCAGTTATCAGAGGCGTTCTTGACCGGCCGGTTACAGGGTGAGCCGTCTTGTGTCGGAGCTCCACACCTGTGCCCTGCTGACTTCTGCGGAGGCTTGGGCTGTTGCCGCTGACGTGGCTGCTTGGGCGGCTGACTGACGTTCTGAGCCTTCTTCAGCTTGGCCCGGTCGGACGGCTCCCCAAAGCAGTAAGCCGTCAGCATGGAGACGCCCTCCGCTGCGAGACCCAGCTCTGTAGCGGCAGTCCATGAGACAAATTCGACAGTGGCCAGAGTAAGCGCAGTAGCAGCTATCGCCACACCCAACACCGCGGCAATTGTCCCCCGGCGCGGCTTGCGCCGATAGGTGTGCCCTCGAGGCAGCCGAGTAGTCCGACGACGGCGCTGAGCAGGTGTGGTCTGCTGGCCGTTCCCTCCGAGGTTGATGTTGATAGGTCTCTTCGGCCTGGCCAGCTTCTGAGCACGGCGCTTGCGGTTCCAATGAAAGAGCCGCTCCCTCAGCGTGGGGTGAGAAATTTGTCCGGTGAAACTCGTTGGCGGGGGAGCCGGAGCCGTCGCCTTCTTCGTCGCCATTACCACCTGGTTCCGTCCATGCTTTGATGATCTATCCCTTGCGTCTCATGACCGGACAGCTCAGCACATACCTGCCAATCGTCCGTAGGGGCAAACGGGTGGCCAGTCCGGTCACCACACCTCTGAGCAGGGATGACACTGGAATCCTGATCGGCTTGACGAGCCATGCTAACCTCCGCGGGGACTGGACATCTTACGGTGTGTCAGAATACAGTTTCAGAATTGTAACCCGCAATGAGGGAGGAGTGTCCACGTGTCCAGTCTGGTTGTCGATGACCGGCAGCTAATAGAGGTGCTGTGCTCACCGATGACCGAGACAGCACGGGCCGAAGCATTGGGGCTGACCAGGCCTAGTTACTACCGGCTGCTTGACCGGCTCAATCGAGAGGGCATCCTCCGACGCCGTGGGGACTTGGACGCAGACATGTCACTCCGTGGTGCCCACCCTCGGACACGACACTCTGGCACTCATCATGCGCCGGTACTACGCATCACGTGGTCTGACGACACTGGTCAGTGGGAAGTGCAAGGGGCTCTGCTCGACAAGTGGCAAGACGAAACTCACAACAATGTGGCTGTCGTTATCCGGTACCACAATCCGGACATTGTTACTTTCGCTTTTGAGGTACGGCCTGTCAATCGGTGGTCTACTGCAAGCACATTGACTCATCTGCCTATTTATCTTCCATGGGCCCGTTTGCACCCGGAAGTTTTGAGAAAACTCACCATCGCCATAGCCAGACTTATTGACGCGGAGGCCATAATTGCGCCGGAGAATGGGAGCATGGGATAGGACATTAATAGTTGTCGAGGGTATCATCTGGCTTATCTTTAGCCTGGCCCTCGTCAGTATGGTATTTCACATTCACTGAAAGGAGCATACCTGTGGAGGAAGGGAAACCTCAGGAAGAGAGACCTTGGACACCTGAGGAGACCGCTGTCTACGCGCTGGCTGAGGCCATGGCATACCGTGCCAATCCGTTGGACCCTCACATGACGAAAGACATTTTCGAACGTGCCCAAGAGATTATTCGAGGTACGCTCGACATTGCCGGGCGCCGGTTTGTGGTACTGGTCCGGGATTCTGAGGCCGATGCTGAGCGACTGGCACTGGCGTGTGGTAAGAATGGTAGTGGCCATATCAGTGAGGGACTACGGGCCATTGCCAAGCTCACGGAGCTACCTGTCGATTAGGGAAGCTAAGCCCTGACGGGGCAGGGCCTAGCTATCAGACGTAATTCTTATAACCCAGTGACGCTGAAGGTCCGTCTTGACCCTGATATTTGCTGTCAAGTTCAGGGTGTCCATAGGGTCGTGCTGATGGACTGGACATCGCAATAATGGATAGCTGACCTATCCACATGTCAGGCCATAAGAATACAGGCATCATGCCGATGTTCGATATCTCGAGGGTGATGTTGCCCTTAAAGCCAGGGTCAATAAATCCCGCAGTGGAATGTACCTGAATACCGAGACGGCCATTGCTGCTCTTGCCCTCGATCCTCGCGGCGAGATCATCCGGCAAGGTAATCCTCTCGAGAGTAGACCCGAGAACAAAATGACCTGGCTGAAGAATATACGTATCAGCAATCAATTCTTTGGTGATATCGGTTTGAGCCGCCAGCGGGTCGATGTGAGTAAACTTAGTGCAGTCGAATACTCGAAACCGATTACTCAACCTGACATCTATCCCCGCGGGCTGAATCTGCTTACTGAGTGGCACCTCGCCTAGGTCGATGACTGGGTCAATGACTATTTTTTGCTGATAGAGTGCACGGCGTAAGTCACGGTCTGATAAAATCACCAGACACCTACCAAGACATAAGGAATGATATGGGTCAGCCAAAGACTGAAGAGAAACGCTGTCCCCAGAACAACCACCAGAAGAATTAATTGAGTCCATGGCGGCAGTGACCGTGCAGTGTTGTCGATCCAATCGAGTATCTTGTAAGTGCGAGAATTGGTGTCGAGGTCAATCATGGGCATGCTCCTTCTCAGTCAATAGCCGGACTCATGTTCGGTGGGACATAGGTATCAGGTTTGAGTATTTTTCCGTCCTCTCTAACTTGATATGTTCCATCTGAATGAATCTTGGCCATGTTGCTGCGGTGAACCAGCCTAAAGGCCGTGTCAAGGTTGATACCCGGACGCTGAGCGGTACCAAAGCAAACATACACGAGATCGGCAAGCTCCTTGGCCAGCTTGTGAGAGTCACCGGTCTGGACATAAAAATGAAGAGCCTCGATAACCTCGTCGTATTCCTCTGCTATAAGTTTTTCTCGAAGAGCTGCCCACTCTTCCCTATCCCTGGAATCGCCCCCAGTAGCTTCCGACCATTCATCCAACATGGCTGCGTAACTTGTCCTGGAGATATCATCATATAGAGTCAAACATTCAGCCAAAGCACGCATGACCCGTCCTTCACGTCTATGCTCCATGCCGGCAAGTTCATCTAACCTGCTTATCACCTTAGGCGGTATTTGATCGACTCTCATATTACTTACTCCTAATCTTCGTTATGTCGAGAACAATCGTGATTCTCTGATGCCATGACATGGGCACACTCCGGGCATCTGATCCAGAAATTACACTCAACACATCTAAGTAGTACGGCATTACCGCATCTCTTTGACCTCCCTCATGCCCTGACAAGTATTGCATCGTTCTTTACGAACTTTGATTTCAGTCATCACTGACCACTTCCTAAATGTGCTAATTCTTTAGCTAGTTGTTTGTAACTACGTCGTTTCACCGCGTTGACACAGTAACCAAATTCTTGGACGATATCCTTATGGTCCATACCAGCCCAAAATTTAAGAAAAATATATTTGCGATAAGTAGGAATGAGATTATTCACCGTGGCTGCTATTTCCCCATGGTGATAAGCCATCTCTACTTCATCTAATGCCGCGGCTCTGCCCAGAATATCCTCAACAAATTCGGGCACTAAATCAAACGATACCGTGTCATAAGATGACCGGCTCTGAGTTTGGTCCTTTCGGATGACATCTAGCATGGCGTACTCAGCCTTGCGTTTGAGCCATGTGTCTAATGAACATCCTTTGCCGTCTTCCCATGTCGGAATAGCTCGCCATATTGCAATCCATCCTTCTTGAGCTAGATCCTCAGCACGGGATAAGTTCTGTTTACACATTGATCTAGCAACTTTTCGAAGCCATGGCCGGTACTTTTGTAACAACTCTTTTTGCTCTTGTTCGGTCACCGTTCATTTCCCCCTCAAATTCTTTCCACGAAGTCAATCGTAATTCCCGCAATAACTGCTGTGCAGGAGGATTGATGAGGTACTGGTACCCGCGGAGCATGGCTGCCGGATCATCGCGGAGCCAGCCTAGGTGCTGATTACACTTGGAGCACAGTAGCCCGCGGACGCACTTGCCACATGAGGTGGGCCCTGCACAGCATTTATGGTTATGGTCGATTGCGAGTCGCTTTTTCCGGCCAGTGGCTCGCTGACACCAGGCACACCTACCTTTCTGGTACCTGAACAACTTGGCATAGACACCGGTGACGAGGCCATAGACTCGCTGGGCCATGGCCTCATGATTTGCTTTTTTCTGCCGACGTTTGTGCTCCACATTGCAGGTATGACATCTTGGGCCTGGGAATGGTGCCGGTCTTTTTCGATGGTTCTTGTCATCGAGCGCGTTGATGCAGATATTTGAGTTTGTCATTGTTTATGCCTTAAGGAAGGGGCCCCGAAGGGCCCCGTTTGATTCCTCTCTTTCCCTACTGTTGGGGCTGACCCTGTGGATAAGGAGAAGTCAAAGGCTGCTGCGGCGACGGACCGAACGGATGTCCCTGGTTCTGTGCCTGCCACGGAGGGGGCTGCTGCCCCTGCGGTGCTGGCGCAGCCTGAGCAGGCCCTTGTGACTGCCACGGCGCTGCCTGAGCAGCGGGTTGCTGTGACTGTGGCGCTGGCGCTTGCTGTTGCCACGGAGCGGCAGCCTGAGGCTGAGCCGGTCCGTGCTGCATCCACGGGGCCTGTCCCTGGGGCTGTGGTGCCCCCTGTGGAGCGGGCTGATACTGCGGCTGTTGCGGTTGCTGGCCACCATTGGTCGGAGCGTTGGGCGTGCTGGCCACGAACGCGGCAGCCTGTTGCAATTGCTGAGCACCCTGGGAAGGAGCCTGAGCCGGAGCCTGCTCAGTAAATTGCTGAGCCATCAAACCCTGGTCAGACTGAACATAATCGGCAGGCGGCGGGATGTATTCACACTGATACAGAGTTGACTTAGTATTGCCTTTATTCACTCGCTCCCCTGTACGAGTGAAATAAATTTGTGCACCTGGACGGAAATTCAGATCGTTAGGCGATGATGTTCGAACTGCCAATGCCGCGGCCTGGAATCTGGTAGATCCATCCTTGAGTTCAATAGTGCGAATACCAGTGTCGTCCTGCTTACCAGGAATCCGTTCATCAGTTTGAACGATCAGGTGCTTGCACATGATCGGCTGACCCTTTTTATTTCCCCATGTCCAGAAAGCGGGCTCTTGAGTGCCGAACACCTTGGCAGTATCGGTGCCCACCGCAAGAATGGTACCTCCACGACGATATCCGGTGCATGCCGGGTCAGACCAGGTCATAAAAGGAGCGACACCACCAGTTCGAAATACCTGAACATCCTCGAGCATGGGGTCATTACCAGAATCTGGATCGTGCTGGTCTGGCAATGCAGAGCCTTGCTCTTGCTGTGGAGTGCCCTGTACCGAACCGGGCTGACCAACAGGCTGGTAGCCGTTCTGCTGCGGAGCCTGAGGCTGGTACGGCCCCTGTTGTGGAGCCTGAGGCTGGTAGCCGTTCTGCTGGGGCTGGTACTGGCCTTGCTGGGGCGCGGCTTGCTGGTAAGGGGCTGGGCCCTGAGGCTGAGGCTGATAGCCGCCATTCTGAGGCGCAGGCTGGTAACCCTGAGGCTGTGGCTGGTAGCCCTGTTGCGGAGCTTGAGGCTGGTAGCCACCGTTCTGTGGTGCCTGAGGCTGGTACTGGCCCTGTTGCTGCACGTAAGGAGCCTGTGTCATGACGTGATCTCTCTTTCTTAACTGTGAGTTAGTTCGTTGTACTTACTGGTTGCTGCCGTGTTGAAATCTGGATGCCATCCATTCGAGCCATATGCCGCGATGACCTGGTTATAGATGGCATTCAATCGGTCCGTACTTTTGGACTCATTGATAGCTTTGATTACCCCCTCGAATGTCAGATCAATAACGCCATTAGTAGATGCGGCTACCTCACTAACTACCTCCGGTTGCTGAACATTTCCAACCGGTGCCCGGCCACTCATCTCTCGCTGCTTGTTCAACAGAGGTACCAGCATCTCCGCGAGAGGCTTCTTGTGACGCTTGAGATCCGGAGAGTCCATAGGAATTGTCTGACCGGACGCAAGATAAATAAGCTCCTGTAGCCGTGGCTTAGGTAACTGAGCCAGATCAAGGATCTCAGCTTCCGGGTCGACACCACCCGGAGGTACCTCGAGAAGCTCCTTGAGATGTTCCGCGGGGGACATCTTGTCAAGAGCACTCTTCGGTGCCGGAGGACGGGTGTCAGGTACACCTTCGGGCTTCTCGTCAGGAGATACCTGGCTGTCGATCCCCGCATGAACGGTGTGTGGGGTACCTGGTCCTACTACCGGCTGGCCGGGTGGCTGATTCGGAGCCGGAGGTAAGCCAGAATTTCCCTGTCGGGGATGCTGCTTCTGAGACAATGCCTCCGCGGCCTGACGATTGAGCTCGGCAACCTGCTCGGTGTTGAGCTGTTGACCGGACGCTATGGCCTGATCAACGATCGCACCGACTAGAGCACTACCGCTCGAGGCATAAGGCGCGACGGACTTAATAACCTGCTCAGGATCAGCCTGAGGTTGAGTCGGCTGGATTATGCCATTAGGCATAGGAGCTTCTTGGGAAGAGTTCTGTGCTTGCCATTCATTGACCGGCTGAGGTTGCCCAGACACCATGCCACTAAAGACAGGTCCAGGTGCAGGATCTGCAATAGTCGCCGGAATGATCCCGTTAGCTACAGCCACATCGCCATTAGTATTCACCGGAGCCGGAGGCGTCCAATTGGCATCGCTGATGAATGGAGTAACAACAATAGGTGTCTGTCGCCATGCTCTCATCGTCTCTACCGCGTGGACACCGGCTAAACCTACATTGATTGGAAATCTAAGAATGCACTTGCTGATGTCCGTCTCAGCACCCTTGCCGGGCCGTACATGTACTACAAGAGCTACGTCAGTACGAACCTTAGGCATAGGCTCCCATTGACCCGTATCGTAGTTGAAAATACAATCAGCATTACCATAGTAAGCGAGTTGAATCACTATATTTTCTGGATGTCCGATCGGATCTTCTCCAGTTTTTAAGTCCAAAACATACAGGTCCCCTGTAGGAATATGTTCAACAATGCAATCGATCTTACCTCCACGGTTGTAGAGAATTGAATACACTACTCGTTCAATATACTGGGGGAGGATCCTCAGCTGATGAAATTCAAGAGCCGCGGCGACAGCTTTAATATCATCATGAAAGTATGGAGCTAATTTCTCCAATGGCACGCCGTGCAGAAAAAACTGTTCGAACACTGCGTGCTGCGCGGTGCCATAATTAGCTCCGGCGTTGCCCCCTGCTTGAATATATGCAGCATCACAAACTTCAGACAGAATCTTTTTACTGCCAATAGGATCGACTTCCATGCCGCTGTGGGCAACTGCGGCACGAGCACCAAGATCCGGACGATAACCTACACCAGCTGCTATTTTGCGTTCACGATCTTTTTGAAGGCCGTAACTGCTGCTTCCCAAACTGGCCATAGTGGTAACCCGTGTGCGTCCCTCCCTCTTGCCAGTCACCGGGTGTGGCAGGATGTACCGCCCATGGCCGTCCCGTGGGAGACCATCGCCGGAGATATCTCCTGACGGCATGAGTTGCTCTTCGAGCAAAGAATCAGCTTGCGTGTCAACTGACATATTTATTTTCCTTTCCTATCACCTTATGCATTAAGTAGCACGCCTCCCTGCGTCTGCTCATACATTGGCGCATATAAACGGCCTAATGTCTGGCTGGCTATATTTATATTGATGGCATCCGCGAGCTCGGACTTGCTCAGTCCTTCTGGATTGACGCCATTGCGATAGGCATAATTCAATTGTGCCTGGGTCGGGGCGCCACGGCGCCAGGCTGCTTTCTTGTGTACGATATTGGGGTCTTCTTCCATTGCGGCGAAAGTGGCTGCGTCAATAGCTTCGTGTTCCGTAACATCCGTCGCGAGCCAAGTCACCGGATCATGAGCGGTCAGGCTAGCAGTCATTCCTGCACCCCATACTCCATTAAAGGGCACGATAAAGAAGATCCGGCCTACACCTGATCGACCCTTATTACTTGTTGCGATGAAGGGCTGACCATAGTAAGTATTGAGCCATTTAGCTTTGGAGTTTTCGAAAAGGTCAACCTCATGAATACCGACAATCTTCTTCGCTTGGTAAACCTTCTCGTCAGGCTCAATGCCCAGTTCTTTGATGCATTTAAAGCACAGGAACAACTCAACAGCTTCGCAGAACCGCAGCACACGCCATTCGTCGCAGTGTTCACACTGCTCTAAGTTGTCAGCACTAATCTCCTTACTTTCGTGGTCGGTATCGGTCTTACTTAGATCTATCGCCGCCGCGAGTGTGGCGTTATCCGTGACGCCGACAAAGTCCAAGATGTAGGCGTACTGCTTGCCGTCTGCTTCCTGCTTGCTGGGCCATGGCCGCAGCACTCGTCCAACTTGCTGAATAAACAGCCCTACGTGCTTGGTAGGCCGGACAAGCAAGGCCACCTGACATCGTGGACTATCCCAACCCTCAGCCAAGGCTGTGCAAGTGACAAGCACCTTGACAGCGCCAGTCTCGAAAGCGTGGAAGGCAAATTTGCGTTCGTTCTTCGAGGTACCGGAGAAGATCTCCGCAGTGGGCACTCCGGCTGCCTTGAGTGCATCACCGAAGTACCGGGCACTTATTTGCGTAGGCGCAAACAAGACAGCAGACTTGCCGGGGGTCATCTTGAGATAACCTTTGACTACTGCATCCCGTACTTCTTCGACCATGACCACAGCCTCAGAGTCTTGGTCGTTGTAGTCGCCTTCCTTGGTTGTACGGATGGCGCTCAGGTCTAGATCGAGGTCACCTCCTAGCTGATAGGTTCGTGGTTCGGCCAAGTAGCCTTGCTTTACTGCCCAGCGGATATCCCGCTGAAATACGATTTCCTCCCACCAATCTCCTAACTTGCCGTCATCAGACCGTACCCACGTCGCGGTGTAGCCAACAAAATATGCATCGTTTCCTAGATAGTCGTAAAGGTTGAGGTAGGTAGGGGATATTGACACATGGGCTTCGTCAATGATGTTGAGCTTTGGTTTGGGGAGAGTGAGCAGCCTTTCCTTGTTCCGTAGACTATGGATGGAAACGATCAACGCTCGCCGGTCGATCTCGTGCTTACTGGCCTTGACTACGCCAATCTCATCCGCGGGGATACCGGCCTCAATCAACTTGCGAACAGTCTGATCTACGAGTGTGTCCCGATGCAGGTAGACATTCACTCGCTCACCGTGTTGCCAGACAATCATGGCGCCGTGAGCCATAAGAATAGTATTGTGAGTCACAATATGTGCACGAGTTATGAGATACAGATGATCAGGCGCATCAACTGTAATACATCTGACTTCCTCTCGCCCGGCAGGCTCGATAGAAATGATAGCGCTACGTGGCTTGAATTTTCTAGCTGGTTCTGTCTCAGCAACCTTTCGATCAGTGTCGAATGCCGTTAAATCCAGCGGTAATAAAATATGTAGCTCATACTCGATAGGTTTGTTGTCATGAGATCTGTCTTGTTTGCTAAATGAACAAGTGCCACCTAATGATGTAATTAATTCGATCATGTCTTCCACAAGACCAGAACTAGTCGTACTGTACGTAAGACTTCTGCGGCCTCCCTGTCGTACTGATCCATCACCAACCATAAGACCTTGAAGCAGAGCTACACGTTGCGGAATCGAAGCCTCAAGATAACACCGCGGGATGCGCTTATCTTTAGAATGCACTCGTAGACCTAGATCACTAGTAATTTTAGTGACACCAGTCAATTGAATGCGGGGACAATAACCGTCAATCGTCCTGTCTACGACCGGTGTGTGTTTAGCAACTCGACACCAAACCTCCTTGTCAGGTGTTGTTAAATATGTGTAATACTTCGATGTCATACTGCCATTAGCTATAAGACTACCAACGACATAAGGATCTAGTGGCAAATCACGCCACGGTCGTATTACTGGCTCTGTTACTGGAATAGACCATAAGTAACCGTCTCTATCCTTCATAGGTTGAGACATCAACCACTCAGTTGACACGATGCGGGGTAAACGTCCCTTGCGTTTTACTTGCCATAAATGATCGCCATCAACAATAACAGATTCGCCATGTTTCATGGTCACGCGATACACGTCAAGTTGACCACGGTCAAATATAGCCGTTACTCGAGTTGGCCGTCCATTCGACCCATAGACATAGTCACCCACTTTCAGGTCACCCCACAGACGCAATCCTGTAGGCGTAGGCACCTCTGTAGAAAGGGGTGACCCCTTGCCGCATCCGGTCGGAAGTTGAATCCCAGGACGATGCAGGCCACGATCGAACGCATTATGCGTTGCTTCGTGTGCCTGGAGTTGATAACCCCGTAGCTTGACCATGACTAGACAGGAAGGGTCCTTAATACGTGATCGATAGCATCAAGCTGGCCAAGCTCCGTAAAATCATGATTGATTTCAGCACGAGCTCGAACGGCCTTGGACAATTCCGTGACGCATCTCTTTAGTGTGCCAACATGATCAATCAGCTGATTAACTGTCATCACGGTGATGTCGGGGTCTACTTTATATGTCTCATTCGCCATCGGTCTCAACCACCTTCCATACCCAGCAGTCATCAGAGTTGTTCCACCGCGCCAAGACGGGCATGCCGTCGTACAACGGAAGGTCGTACTTTGGTTTTTCTGAGTCGTAGGCTTCTGCGGGCGGCGGATCGCAATTATTAAGCCATTCGGCCGCTAAGCAGTAAGACAGATCTCCGATATGGTCCTCACCCCCGTAGCATTCTTCCTCACATCCACGAATGCACCCTTTGTGGCAGTCACTGCCCGGACCTTCCTCACAAACCAAGGTGAGTATGACCGCGTCATGATCGAGTCGTACGTTCATTTTGTGGCCAGCCATTTTATTTATCCCCCTTGTACTTTTTCACGAGCTCCATCACTAATGTCTGCGCCGTATGGTCACCAGTGATGAAAGAATTAGGACACGGACAGTTAGGGTCTTCCTCAAGCGACGGCGCACGCTGATAACCAAGAGCTTCCGCGGCTAGGTCATGGATTTCGGCAAGTTCGGTACCGACACCTTGCCACCTGTGAATAGCCATACTTGTTAACTGGTCTGGATCAGTGATAACCGGATTAATGACGAAAGCCTCGCCAAGCCGGGCAACTATCCTCTCTAGCAGTGTGTAAAGAACTTTGAGCTCTTCTGCCTTTTTGTCTTGCTGTGCCCGTAGCCGGTCCACTTCTTTAATCAGCCAGCGAAGAGAGCTGTCGGGGCCGATTCGATCATCAACCTGACTGAGCAGATACTTGATCTCATCAAGTCGATCACTCTGTTCCACATTCATTTCACATGCTCCCATCGTTCCCCACGAACAATTTTTGCCACATTACTTTTGTCTATGTCAAACAGTTTGGCAATTTGTGCTGTACTTGCCTTACCAGAAGAATGAATTGCTCTAATACGTCTCACGATATTATCTGTTATTTTTGATCGATGGTTGGATTCTCCGCGGGGTCGGCCTCTGTCTCGAGTTATTTGGACTGCTCCCTCAACATGTGGCCATCGTTTGCCACTGATAATTTTGCCAACTGCACTATTATCTAGTCCATATCGTGAAGCGATTTGTTTAACAGTAAGTGTGCTAGTCGAGTATAACTGTCTAATAATTCGTACATCATTCTCGGATATTTTCCGATAAGGTCGTAAATTATCTATACACATAGATTTCGTTCCATGGATTTCTTTATCAGCTTCATTGTCTTTATGTGTTTTCCAGATTAAATTATCTGGCCTATTATTCGATCTTACTCCATCTATATGAGCAGCTTCCATACCGGGCAAAGCTGAGCCATGAAATACTTCACAAATAAATCTGTTTACTCGTACTGATTTGAATTCTCCGTTGCACTTAATAGAAACTTGAAGATATCCTTTTTTGTTAGCTGTACCAAAAGACACACGACCGGTAGGAAACATTACGCTGCCATCATCACCAGCATAATAACCTGGATATTTTTCAGAAGGCCGATAGTGGGTCATGGCCGTAGACGCTACACCCTACTCCAGTAGACACGCAAGTGGTCATGTTACTGGCAGGGACACTGGTCATGATAGTGGACATGTAAGTAGACATCGGGTAGCGTGCGCCCGGTGCGAGTGATCGAGACAGAGCTAGGCCCACTGCGGATCGTGAGTGACCTGCAAGGAGCCGCGGAGCTATGGAGTTGGATGCAGGGGCGCCGTGGGTGGTGCCTGGCAATGGACTCCGAGACCAACGCTCACGATGAGTTCTCCCCCAGCTTCAGGCTGCGTACGGTACAGGTGGCCAGCCGAGTAGCGCCGGGGGCTAGCGAGTACGAGGGCTGGGTGATCCAGCACCAGCGGCCGGACATGGGCATGGTGGTGAGGGAGGTTGTGCGGTCGCATGATCTCTGGGCAGCATGGTTCACCCGTAATGATCTAAACTTCCTGGCCAACGGGTGTCCGGGCAGTGTCCGTCTTGATCAAAAAGAACCGCACATGATCGACGGTCAGCCTGTGCTGGCCTACTACGACCCGCGCACCGTCACCACCGCGGCGATCAAGGACAACATCGACCCACGGATAGCCCGACGACGCAGACTCAAGCCCGCTCATGAACTGCACTGTGGGACCGATGTCCTGTCCCGCACGGACCAGGCCATGCATGATCGGTTCCGTGAGATCACCCCGAAGGAGCTCCGTGGGAGTCGGGACAGTGTCGTCAAATACGGCTTTGAACACATCGATGACGATGATGACCTGTATCTGGCCTACGCCGGTTTGGATGCCATCTGCACCGCCCAATTGATTGATCTCATGTTTCCGGAGATTCAACGCCGGGGGCAATGGGACGCCATGTGGGCAGACCTTCGATTGCAATGGCATTACGACCTACTACAGTATCGCGGGTTAGCGGTTGACGGACCTTATGTCCGATGGTTGTCCGATCAGCTCAAGTACCAAGTGGAGATTAACTCCAAGGTGCTGGCGCACTACTACATCGGACCAAGCGGGACCGGTCCCGCGGTGGGCAAGGCCTTCGAATTTTTGGGTGTCGAGTCACCGAAGAAGACCAAGGCTGGTAAGCCTTGCTGGGATAAAACGGTGTTACCGGAGATCGCTGAAGCTGCACCAGACTCATACGCCGGAATCCTGGCTACCGCCATCATGGCGGTACGCAAGGCAAACAAGTACTGGAGCTCGTACGTCAAGCCCATGCTTGAGCGGCTCGAGATTGACGGGCGACTGCATCCTGATCTGAGAGCCATCGGCACGATCTCTAGTCGCAATTCCGCCATGCGGCCACCGCTGCAACAGCTACCTAAGAAAGACAAACGGGTGCGTGCAGCTATATGTGCGCCGTACCCCGGTTGGGTGTTCGTCACCGCGGATCTCCAGCAGGGGGAGCCGCGGACCATGGCGGCACGGTCCGGTGACAAGACACTGCTTAACGATCTCATCCACGGTGACCTGTACTCCGCGATTGCCTCTATGACCTATGGCGATCGGTACGTAGAGAAAGACGGCAAAGAGCCAGGCACAGGAAGTTATATTTTACGGCAGAAGGCTAAGTTCGCCTTCCTCGCGTGGACCTATGGGTGCGCTCCGCGCAAGCTGGCCAGTCTGCTCAGCGTCACCGCGAGTGATGCACGCAAGACCGGCGCTCAGATCTTCCTGATGAGTTATGAGGAAGCCAAGGCAGCCATTAAGCGCTGGGAACGTCGGTACCCCAAACTTGTGGCGCACCGTAACTGGCTGAACAAGCAGCAAGCCATCACGCTCGAGTCGGGCTGGGTTGCGCCGCTTTGGGATCGCTACTACGTCGATGAGACCGGCGTGCACTGCGGGTCTGACCTCAGCCGCCTAGGGCTTAATTACGATACTCAAGGAAATCAGCGATATATATTCACCACTGCAATTCATCGTCTCATTGAATGGGGATATAGCTGGGCAATCTATTGGGTCATGCACGACGAAGCGATTTTGTGCGGTCCTAAAGAGCGGGCAGCCGAACTTGCTTATGCACTTAAATGTGCAATGACATTTGATTTTAAAGGTGTGCCGATCGAGTGTGATGTGGATAAGCCGGAGCAATGGGGCCCTACATGGATGCCGCAGCCTCAGGAATACATGGACACGCTCGAAGCTGCCGCATTGGCTGATCTCGAGAGTGATATGCAGGGTTCGATGCAGGATCTTTATAACGACCATGTAATGGACAACGTCGATGATGCGATAGCTAGAATACTAGTGATGTGAGAGGAGGGATAAGAATGGAACAATGGCGAGATGTGCTCGGTTTCAAAGGGTTGTATATAGTATCCAATTATGGTCGAGTGCATAGCCTGCCTCACACTACACTTAACATTCTTGGATACTACCAATCATTTCCCGGTAAAATGATGACTCCTGTTCTCAAAGATGATGGTAAGCACTTACTAGTAATGCTGACCAAGTCAGGAAAACACTACAAAAAATTCATTCATGTACTGGTGGCTACAGCTTTTATAGGGCCTTGTCCTCCTGGCATGGAATGTTGTCACAATGATGGTGACGGTTTTAACAATTGGGCAGGTAATCTACGATGGGACACTCGATCGAATAATAATTATGATCGAGGTCGGCACGGTACAGATTGGGCTAGAAATAAGATAGAATGTCCACGTAATCATCTATTGCAATTACCGAATTTAGTAAGAAGTACTTGGGAAAAGCATAGGCGACGTGACTGCCTAGCATGTGCCAGGGCCCGTGGTAATAAGCAAACTGCTCAACGGTCGGGAATGTCATTTGATTTCAGAACTGTGGCAAATATTCACTACAACAAAATCATAGCTGTAAGATTGGAGAACATCGGAGCATGACTACGAAAATCATCATCACTAAGCTATGCAATCTCAAGTTAGATGAACTTCTTAACAAATACGCTGATGTAGTTGATGTGACACACTATCACCGGTT